AGGGAGAGAGAAGATGCTTTTACATATAAGCTGAATAGTGTAAAACTGCTAATCATTGATGATCTGGGGGCAGAGCGTAGTACAGATTATGCATTGGAAAAGGTTTATGGAATTATAGACAACAGGTATCGGGCAAAGAAACCCCTTATTCTTACGACAAATTTGACCTTGCGGCAAATGCAGGAGGCTACGGATATAAGATACACCAGAATTTATGATCGTATCTTTGAAATGTGTTATCCATTAGAGTTCTCTGGAGTGTCATGGAGAAAAAGAGAGGCTGCGCAAAGATACGAAGAAACTAAGAAGTTATTGGAGGGATAGCATGAATAACAATGACGTAGGAAAAAACATCAAAAATATTCGGGAACGTAGAAAATTATCACAGAAGCGATTGGCTGAATTAACAGGTAGAGGAGAAAGCGCCATAAGCAATTACGAGAATGGAGTCACAGAAATTCCGTGTTCTGCATTACTGGATATCGCAAAGGCGCTGGAGTGTGGACCAGAAGAGTTCTTCGGAGTCCAAAGTGACAACTTCAATCCGGTTGCAGAGTTGAGAATCTATACGCTGGAAGACAGACAGGAAGTGGCAGGGATTCTTGTGAAGAATGGATATACGGTGCGACAGATCAAAGTACCAAGAGAGAAGGGAAAAAGTAATTATTTTTGCATACAGGCAAAGCTGGAAGAATCCAGTTTAGAAAGTCAGTAGGGAGGTGTAGAAATGGTTAAGTTTACTGTATATGGAGAGCCGAAAGCAAAAGGAAGACCAAGAGTGTCTGTTAGAAAATCAGCGGACGGGGAGAAAACATTTGCCAGAGCGTATACACCTAAGAATACAGTAATGTATGAGAATCAGGTGAAAGCGGAATATGGAGTTCAGTGTAATAACTTCAGATTTCCAGATGATGCAATGCTGGATGTTCGGATTTTTGCATTTTACGGGATTCCGAAAAGTACATCCAAGAAAAAGCGGAAGGAGATGATAGAGGGAAAAATTAGACCGGTGAAGAAGCCGGATTTTGATAATATTGCAAAAGTAATCTGTGATAGCCTGAATGGAATTGCTTACAGAGATGATGCGATGATTGTAGACGGAATGTTCCGAAAATATTATTCAGAGCATCCACGAGTAGAAGTGAAAATTTTACAGGTTGGAGGAGAACATGACACCGAATGAAGAAATTTTGATTGAAGCGCTTATGCGGCACTGCTTTTCATGCCCTATGGAAGATGATGCGAACATTGATTTTGAGAAAGAATGTGTAGGCTACAGGAGTCCGGGGTGCAAGGAGTGCATACAGAAACATATGGAAGATTTGAGATAGGAGAGTGAAACACATGGAAGATTGCAAAGAATTAAGGATTGAAGCAGACACCTTTGAAAAACTGAGAAGAGATGCAGACATTGTACTGCAACGTGCGCTTGGAACTATGAAGGAAAAAGAAAGCATGGAAGGGAAGGTTACTATCACTATAGATATCAAACTGGTTCCTGATTTCATTCCAAACTATGACCCGCAGGTAAAAGGGAAAACACGGAAGATTCTGAAGCCTAAATTTGACCATAAAGTAACATCTGCAATCAATATCAAGAATGAAGAAAAGGGCAGTGTTAATCCGGAAATGGCGATGGTATGGGACGAACAGAAGCAGGAATACGTCTTAACCTATGTCAACAACACGGACCAGAGGAGTATTTTTGATACAGATTTCCAAGAAGCGATGAATGAGCCGAAAGAGAATGAACTTCCGCTATTGGAAGGGGAAGTGATAGACGAAACTGCTCTTCCCGGACCGGTAGAGGGAGAAGTAAGAATTGAAGATTTCCGTGAAGACGATGAACCGGAAGACGATGGATACGGATATGAAGACATTGACTAAGGAATAGAAAAATTAAGAGGAGTACAGATGTATGAGTACGCAGACATAAAAGCATACAAGCCAGATCGGGAAGGAACTCATTTGCAGATTTTCATTCCTGATCGGCATCTGGAAGAGGCAATTTTAAAGAAAAGAATCAAAGATTGCATGGTGTGGTTGGACGATGGAAGACATATTAGCGCAGAACAGAGGAAGAAAGCATATGCAACGATACGGGATATTGCAGATTTTACTGGATATGCTCCTGAAGAAATGAAGGAACGATTAAAGCTGGAACATATCATTCGGACTGGATGCAAAGAGTTCTCTCTTTCGGATTGCACTATGGACACCGCTAGGGAATTTATCAATACGATGCTGGATCTGGCGTTGGAGATGGGAGTTCCACTGATGGACTTTGGAAGCAACCGGACGGACGATATAGATCATTACCTATGGGCTTGCTTGAAGAATCGCAGATGTGCTATCTGCGGAAGATACGGGGAAATTCATCATGTGGACAGAATTGGAATGGGAAATGACCGAAAGAAGGTAAATGATTCTGACTACCGGAAAATATGTTTATGCAGAGTCCACCATACGGAGGCTCATACAGTAGGAATGGCAGAATTTGAGCGCATGTATCGGGTATATGGAATAAAATTCAAGGAGGAAACAAAAGATGAAAGCAGCAATGACGGTATACGAACTGATTCAGGAACTATCACAGTATCCGGCGGATATGCTGGTAGAAACCAACGTATATGCTGACGGGTTTGGTGTGGAAGCAGAAGTTGAGGAAGATGCTGAGGAAGGAGATTTTGTAAGCGCTAAAGTATGTATTGACGAAGATATTGAAGAAATGGAAGTCGAAGAGTACAGAAAGTATAACGGGAAAAGAGTTGTACGAATCAATGTGGATTTAGGTGTGTAGGAGGTGTCAACGATGTCAAGAACAGATAATCCATTCGGAACTTGTAGGAAATGCGGAAAAAGAATATTGTGGGTTCGGACAGAGAAAGGAAAGAATATGCCAGTAGATCCGGATTTAATAAACTATCAGGCAGTGCCGGGAGGAAAAGAGAGAATTGTTACACGGCAGGGTAAAGTGGTCGCTGGATTAAGGTGCAGACCGGAAATGGCAGATGACATTGGATATATTTCTCATTTTGCTACCTGCGGGAAATAAAAAAGGATAGCCTGTCGGTAAAGCCACCCTTGATATGTCTCGCAAACATATTGTATCAAATGAATAGTTAAATGGCAACCAGTGAAAAGGAGGATTTACCGATGGGAAAAGGAAAAACATTCAGTATCACTCAGGAAGAAATGGAACGGCTTTTGGACAGGGCGGCGGATAGAGCGGTAAGCGCTTATCAGAGGGAAATAGCAGAAGAGAAGAAGAAATCGGTATCGGAAGAAAAGGCAAAGTTCGACAGGAGATACAGGAACACAAAAATGCTGTTGGAACATTACCGGGATTTTTCGGAGTACGATGAAAAAGCGATATACAGAATCAGCAATGAATTGGACGAAGACATCGTAGATATTATTGAACTGATGGAAGGGAGGAGGACGGATAGAGATGGAAAGATAGAGAGCATTGAGAGAGGAGTAATTAGAACCAGGGTAATTATGAATCATGTGGATAGAATGCTGGAGGTGTACAGAGAGAGCTGCGAAAGCTCCCCATACCAGGAGGAAAAGCGTAGATGGCGTGTGATTGAAGGACTTTATTTGAATAATAAGGCGAAAACAGTGCAAGAAATTGCAGAAGAAGAGGTCATAAATGAGCGCACTGTCTACAAGGATGTAAAAGCAGCCTGTAGGAGATTAACGGCACTTATCTTCGGTATAGATGGCTTTGAACGGTAGAATAGAGCCACGGGACGATAACAAGGGCAAAAAGAGGGCATTGACTATTAAATTACCGTTTGGTAAGATGTAGCTCGTAAACAATTCAAATGTCACTCCATAAAAATAAGCGGAAAACAAACGCTTTTGTTTGACACCAGACGGTAACAAGTTAGAATGAAGATGTAGAAAACTTACTAAACGGTATCGAAACAGAGGTGATAGAAATGATTCGGAAGAGTGACATAGTAAGAAGTTTAGTAGCAGAACATCAGTACAAAAAAGCATTGAAGATCGCAAAAGACTTCCGGCTTGGAATAACACCAGAACAGTCATTGAAAATGAAGAAAGCATATGAATGTATGGTGCATGAAAGATTCTATTTATCCCTGGGTGAAGACACTAAGGCAAGAATTGCTGAAGGAATTGAAACGATAGTCAGCATCTACGGAAGGGAGAATGAGAATAATGCCGAAGTTGTATACTAGCAGATTTAGTAACAAAGAACTGAACACAGGGAAGTATACGGTAGTAGGAGTTGTCCGAAGTATGCCGAGATTCCCAACGAAGTATAGGATTTCGGGTGATATCAGACAGATAGCACCACCTGGGTATCTCTGGAATGAAAATGACAGAGCAAGATTCAGAGAACCGTACTTCAAGCATTTAGAAAAAACAGGATATCCAGTTATCGGGGCAATCATTCAGGAATATTTGAATGAAGGGAAAGACGTAGTGCTTTGTTGCTACGAAGATGTCCGAAAGCCTGATGAATGGTGCCATAGATTGGTCTTTGCTGAATGGTGGTACGAAAAGACGGGACAGAAGATTGAAGAACTTCCAGACCCGTCACCGAATCCAGGAGAAAAGCAAAGAAAAAAAGAGGAGAAAAAACGGGAAGAACAAGATTCCGGATATGAGCAGTTATCGTTCATGAGTGATCTGTACCGAACAATTTATCCTCACTACAATACTTAACCGCTGATAGCTTAGTGTTAAAGCACCCGGCTCTTTACCGGGAGGACGCAGTGTTTAATTCCTGCTCGGCGGACCAAAAACAATGCCTCACTCATATATGGGTGGGGCTTTTCTTATATTTGGATTTGTGTAATGTGACAGTAACGGTCTTTCGGATCACGGGGGATATACAATTACTGATTGGTAATGATGCACAAAAATATTTCAAAAACATCAATTATCAGATTGACACAAGAGGTTAATCTGATATGATGAATATAGGAAATATAATATTTCCACTTCTGAAGAAAGGAGGAGTACGCAGAATGGCGAAAAAACGCAAAGAAAAATCCACAATCGACTACAAGAACTTGGCAGTTACAGCGATTGTGGACCTTCTTGTGGGTATCATTTTATTGATACTTGATAAGATATTTTAAAACAGCGGGGTGGGAAACCACCCTTGCTAAGAAAAGTATATGCGAATTGCCGTTTTGTGTCAAGTCTGTATGCTGTTTAAACTTGGAGTGCTTTTTATAGCATTTGGTGTAGCGAAGTTAGGTTTAGCAGCTTGGTTGAAAATGAAAGAAGAATAGAGCTAACTGAAAGCTACGGGCAAAGAGAGAACCTCATCATGTACAGATGGGGTTTTCTTGTGTCCGGGGTTTCTTTACAGAGAAATCCAGAGGCTTTATAGTTTCAGGAAATAAAACATAAAGTAATGAAGGAGGGAAAGAAAATGGCGATGTTTCAGAATCCTGGGGCATTTTTCTTGGGAACGCTGGTTCCATCGGAACAAAAGTTTTTGAAGGTACTTCTGGAAAATGCCAGAAAGAACGGGTACACAAGATTTGTAGAGCCATGCGCCGGTGCTTTTGCTATGTCACATTTGGCAATCCAGTCTGGATTTAAACCCGGAGAAGTAGAAGCCTCAGATGTATCTATGTTCACGTCTATCATGGGATATGCAGTCACCGGAAAACCGTTAGATGAACTGGAAATCCATGCAAAAGGATTCAGTGATGAAGAGTTACTGGATCCGGCAGTGGCAATGTATGCGTGGAAATATCTCAGCACAGTAAAGAATGCTGGCAAGGAATACTTTTATAACTTCATGCTGGACCTTGCAAGCAGAAAAGAAGAGCATATTGCAGATATCAGAGAGCAACTGGAACGGGCAAAGGGAATCTTGAACGGCATGAATTACAGAGCTTTGGATATGTGGAAACATATGGACGAAGTTCTGAATGATGAACATTGCATTGTTATTGCGAATCCACCGACATACGCCGCCGGATTTGAAAAGTATTATGATACCGGTGGAATGATGACTTGGAAAGAACCGGAGTACGGAATCTTTGATCCGAAGACAGGATTACAAGAGTTTATGGATTTATGCAAAGATGCAAAATGCCTTGTGCTTTGTTATGAAGAAAATGAACCAGGAAAGACAGCAGGAGAACCTGTATTTGCCAGATATGGAGTGCGAAGTGGGGTAAATGTGTATTTGACTGCCAATCGACCAGAGAAAGCGACTGCATTGGCACACGGGAAGAAAATTGCAAGACCTGGGGAAAGCAAACTGAGCAGTCTGGAATGTAGTATGCTTCCGAGAGATTATGAAATTACAGAAAAGACAAAAGTACAGCTATGTCAGATAGAAAGAGCAGAGGCACAGTATTATCGCCAGCTCTGGACGCACAATTTTGTGGGTTCTTCAGCACCGATCAATATTGCAGTTCTTATTGATGGGAAAATAGCAGGGGTATTTGGCGTGGATAAAGCAGCACTTACAATGGGAGCATTTGGTACACAGGTATCGGATGCTATTTTTCTTATGTATGGAATGACCGTTCCACATAAGAAGTACAGGTTGGGAAGATTGCTTACAATGTTGGCGCAGAACAAAAGCTTTATATTCAAAATCTGTACAGACCTGGAAAAAGAAAAAGTAGGACACTTGAAAACGGTTCAGATGACAAAATATCCGGAAGCGAAAGAAATGAGAGGGGTCATGAAACTGATAAAGAGAGTTCCTGATCCGAAGATGGGATTCAGGCTGACTTACGAATCAGAACTGAAGGATAGAACAGAAAAAGAAACGCTTGCAGAATGGTTAAGGAGGGAAAATAAATGGCAGAAGGAAAGAGCGAAAGCCAAAGCAAAATCAGATACGAACAAATAGCTGATATGGGGTCGGGTCTGATTATTGCAAGAGTTCCTGCTGAGTGCATAAGAGAACAGGACATCAATGCCCGTATTATGAAGAATGAAATGCAAAGACAGCTCACAGACAATATCAAGAAAAGAGGGCAGTTAGAGTCACTGCCTTTTTGCGCATTGACAGAGGACGGAAACAGAATTGAAATTATTTCGGGGCATCATAGAATCCGTTCCGGAAAAGATGCTGGTATCAAAGAATTTTTTGTTATCTTGGATATAAGTGGTCTGAACCGGTCAAAAATTGTGGCAAAGCAGATTGCTCATAATGCAATCAGTGGATTCGATGACCAATCCACGTTAAAGGAACTGGCAAAAATGCTGGAAGATGTAGACGATATGATAGAAAGCTATGCGGGAAAGGATATTTTGGAAGAACCGGAAGCAGAATTGGAGAAATATCTTTCGCCGACAGTTAGCTTTGATTGGAAAAATTTGACGTTTACTTTCCTGCCACATCAGATAGCTGATTTGCAGAAACTCATAGATGCATTAGAAAGTACAAAACCGGACTTTCTTGGGGTTGCTGACATTGAGCAGTACAAGCCTTTCCTTGAAACGCTTACAAAATATCAGCAATTCGCAAACGTAAAGAATACCGGTGCAGCTATTCATGCAATGATTAAATGCACAGAGCAGATGTTTAAAGATATTGGATATACAGAGGACAGCGAATGGGTGCAGTTGACAAGTATCTTCGGAAGTAGTGCAGTTCCAGCAGAGGCGGCAGAGGTTATACAGGAGGCAGTTAAGAAAATGGCAGACGAAGGCGTAATTGGAACGAAAAATAAGTGGCAAGCCATTGAATACCTGGCTGCGGAATATCTGGCTGGCAAGTAGGCATAAAACATGGCAGCACCGTTGAAATATAACCAGGCATACCACGATGACTGGGCTTGGTCCTTAGCCATAAAAGGTGCTACCGATGTAGAAATAGCTGAAGCCTTCGGAATATCGGTCAGGACACTGAATAGATGGAAGAAGGATCATGATAGTTTTATGGTGGCGTTGATGTCTGGCAAGGATCAGGCAGATGCCAAAGTGGAAAAAAAGTTGTATGAACGTGCTATTGGATACAAATACACAGAAAAAGAAACTGTAATGGAAATGGATTCTAATGGCAATAGGAAACCAGCGAAAGTACGGGTGGTTGAGAAAGAGTGCCCTCCTGACGTGCTGGCACAGATGTATTGGCTAAACAACAGAAAATCTGCACAGTATAAACGGAATCCTGAGAACTTCATAGACAAATCTATTGTGTATGAAATTGAGGATATGGATGAAGTGGAGGCGGAAATTTATGATAGTAAAGATTAAAAAGTCCGACCTCAACAGGAAAAAGACTATTCCTTTTAATTTTGGCGAAGGGCATAAAGAATATATTCGTAGATGCCGGAACTGCACATTTAATATTTTGGAAGGAGCTGTTCGTTCCGGAAAAACTGTAGATAATGTATTTGCCTTTGCACAAGAATTGAAAACGACACCAGACAAGATTCATCTGGCAACCGGTTCTACTATGGGTAATGCAAAGCTGAATATTGGAGATGCGAATGGATTTGGACTGGAATGGATATTCAGAGGACAGTGCAGATGGGGAAAATACAAAGACATGGAAGCACTATTGATTAGTGGACCGTCTACCAATTTTAAACAGAAAATTGTGATTTTTGCAGGGGCATCTTCATCGGACAGCTTCAAAAAGATTCGCGGTAACTCCTACGGTATGTGGATTGCTACAGAGATCAACTTGCATCATGACAATACAATCAAGGAGGCTTTTAACCGACAGCTTGCAGCAAAGAACAGGAAAATCTTCTGGGATATGAACCCGGAACACCCGAAAGCACCGATTTATGAGAATTATCTTGATGTATATGAGCGGAAGGCGAAGGAAGGGACTCTGAAAGGCGGTTACAATTATGCGCACTTCACCATTTTTGATAACGCAAACATCACACAAGAACGTCTGGAAGAAATTGTAAGCCAGTATGATGAAAACAGTATTTGGTATGTCAGAGATATTCTTGGAAAGAGAAGTATTGCAGAAGGACTTGTGTATACGCAGTTCGCTTCATTAGCGGCTATGGAAGATAATCCGATGAAAATAAGCATTACAGAAGCACAGGAAATGATGAAGAAGGGAGAACTTCTTGGCATAACGATAGGGGTTGACTTCGGAGGTAACGGATCCGGTCATTCTTTTGTAGCATCAGCGCCTACGGTTGGATATGGAAAACTGGTCGCTTTACTGTCGGAATTGCATAAAGAGGAGCTTGATCCAGACGCTCTGGCAAGAGTATTTATAGCCTTCGTGAAGAAGGTTATTTCTTTGTTTGGAAGTATCAGCAAGGTTTATTGTGATTCTGCTGAACAGGTTCTTATACGTGGATTGAGAAAAGCTATGGCAAGGGCTGAGATGGGAGATATCAAAGTTGGAAATGCAAAAAAAGACCGTATCAATGACCGAATTTTCTGCTTTACTTCTCTGGTAGCACAGGGAAGATTTGCATATACAGAAATGTGTGAAACCCTTGAAGATGCTCTGAGCATGGCGGTATGGAAACCGAATACTGTAGAACTGGAACGTTTGGACGATGGCACATCAGATATTGATACATTGGACGGATTTGAATACAGCTATGAGCGAGATATCAAGAATTATATCAAAACACAGGCAGGGTAGGTGAGAATGTGAGATTTGACATAAGAAATTTTATACGAAAGTGGGTGAGAAAATTGCTGCCAAGAAACAGCGTAGAAAAAGAGTTAAAAGTGCAGATTGCGATATCCGGTGTTATGGATAATGCAATTCAGCTTTGGAAGGATATGTATGAGAATCACCCACCGTGGATAGGGGAAAAGGGAACGCTTTGTACAAACCTCCCGGCAACTATTGCAGAAGAGATGTCCCGACTGGTGCTGACAGAATTTGAACTGTCCACAACGGGTAGTAAGTTGGCGGACTTTATCAACATTCAGTTGGAAAGGGAGTTGACAGATCTGGATATCCAGGTGGAACGGTACTGTGCAAAAGGCGGTATTGTACTGAAACCCTATGTATCAGTAGGACCAACCGGTATGCCGGATAAAATAGAGATAGACTTCGTGGAAGCAGATCATTTCTACCCGACAGCGTACAACAGCAAGGGTGAGATTATGTCTGCTGTTTTTTTACAGCATAAACGTATGGGGGATTTCCTTTATACAAGGCTGGAATATCATGAATTTTCTGGAAACAGTATCACGATTGTAAATAAGGCATATCGCTCTGAAAAAATCTCTTCCTACAATGATGGAGAAGAACCGGTTATCAATCAACCATTTGATGAAGAGGTTCCTTTATCTGAAGTTGACGAATGGGCAGGATTATCAGAAAAGCCGGTAACCATTGCCAATGTAGATAAACCTCTTTTTGTATATATCAAAACAACGAAAAGCAACAACATTGATAACAGCTCTCCGCTAGGTGTATCTGTTTATTCTAAGGCGGTAGAACTCATCCATGAAGCGGACAGAATGTTGGGACAGATTGTATGGGAATATGATGCAAAGGAAGCTGCGGTTCATGTATCAGAGGAATTCTTGAAAACAGACAAAAAAGGGAAACCAATTCTTCCGGAAGGTCATGAAAGGCTATACCGATCCTTTGATGAAGCAAAGGATAAAACACTGTTTGACATTTACAATCCGGATATCCGTGATGATCCGATGTTCAATGGGCTGAATAAGTTTTTGAAGCGTATTGAATGGAATGTAGGATTTGCATACGGAACAATCTCTGATCCGAATGAGTTGGAGAAAACAGCGGAGGAAATCCGATCATCGAAACAACGCTCTTACCGGACTGTGAGCAGATTACAGAATGCATGGGAGAAAGGATTCCAACATCTTGTGGATTCTATGGTAGTGCTTAACAGTCTTTATAGAATGGTTCCTGCCGGAACTGTAGAAGTAAACTGTACCTGGGGCGATAGTGTATTGGAGGATACGGATAAAGAGTATCAGAGAAGATGGGCTATGGTAGTAGCAGGGAAATTGAAACCAGAGAAATTCATTTCCTGGTATTTTGGCTGTACAGAAGAAGAGGCAAAAGAATATATGCCAGAAGTTCTACCAAATGAATTTCCGGAAACAGAGTAGGAGGTGCGGCGATGCTGACACCTGAATATCTTGCAACATTCTCAAATGGATATCTTGGTATGGTGGATAATCTCAATGAGCAGATTGTAAGAGATATTGCAAGGAGAATGGTAAAAGCCGGAAAAGTTACGGATACAGCTAAATGGCAGATCAAGCAAGCACAGGAATCCGGGAAACTTTTAGACGATATTGTAAAAGAAGTTGGGAAGTTCTCCGGGTACTCCAATAAAGAGATACTCGCAATGTTCAAGGACGCAGGGATTACAAGTATACGGAATGATGGGAAGCCATTACTGGACGCTGGTGTTATCTCTGAAGTGAACTTATCGCAAAGTATGCAGGAATTGCTCCTTGCAAATGCCAAGAAAACATCAGGAGATGTAAATAACCTTACACTGACAACCGCAGCTAAAGGACAGGAACTTTATATGCAGTCACTCAATGAAGCATTGCTCAAAGTACAGAGCGGTGCTTTTTCTTATCGAGAAGCGCTGAAACAGGCTATCCGGAAAGCAGCGTTATCTGGAGGATATGTCTTATACAGTTCCGGTTCTCAGATGTCTTTAGATGCAGCTATGCGCATGGCTCTGCTGACCGGAATCAATCAAACAGCAGCTACTCTCACAGAAATGTATGCGACTGATATGGGAGCGGAGTATTACGAAACAACAGCGCACCCAGGAGCAAGACTGGAACATACGGTATGGCAAGGACAGGTGTTTAAGATTGAAGGGGAAGGAAATGGATACAGAAATTTCTATGAAGCAACCGGATATGGAACAGTAACCGGGTTGTGCGGCGCAAATTGCCGTCACAGCTTTCACCCTTTCTGGCCAGGAATATCCAAACCGGCATATACATCAGAAATGTTGAACGGGTATTCAGAAGCAAAGTACAAATTCAACGGAGATATCCTGACAGACTATGAGTGTAGCCAAATCATGCGCAGATATGAAAGGCAGATTCGGGAAAGCAAGAGAATCCTGACAGCATATGATTCTGCCATAAAAGCTGCTATTGATGCAGAAACGGAGAACCTACTGAAAGAAGAATTTCAAAAAGAATCCGTAAAGTTGAAAAGCAAAGAAAAAAGATTAAAGGATTTCTGTTCTGAAACCGGACACCGGATTGACACTTCAAGAACTCAGGTGTATGCGGTAAAGGATCAGAATGGAAATATTGTAAATTATGGACGCTCTACCAGTATGAAAGCGGTATGGGCGAATAGAAAAGCAAAGAAGTAGGAGGAATATCATGATTATTACAGGAATGAAACATTTTGAAAGCGTATGCCAGAAAAAATTAGTGGAGTGGTATAACAAAAACAGATCTGAAAATCCGATTGATTTAGGAGATGTTTTTATTGTTTGGAGCTGCAAGACACTTCAGAACTATAAATGCCTGGCATCGACTACAGTATCGGGGGACGGTATTTATGCAGAATACACTTTCAATGGTGATAAACAGGAGTTGTATGAAGATGTATACAAGAAGCTGACCAACACTTGTTATACAGAGGAATAGGAGGAACGGAACATGATGAAGGCAATGTTATCACAGCCGATGGCTGGAAAAACAGATGAAGAAATTATAGAAACAAGAGAGCGAGCAATCAAAGTATTGCACGAAAAAGGTTATGAAGTCGTAAATACATTGTTTACAGATGAATGGTATAGTGAAGAAAGTATGCAAGAACGTGGAGTTGCAAATAGACCGCTTTGTTTTTTAGCGAAATCTCTGGAAAACATGAGTTTATGCCATGTGGCTTATTTCTGCAAAGGCTGGGAAAATACACGAGGCTGCAAACTGGAGCATGATGCAGCGGTCGCATATGGATTGACTGTTCTGTATGAAGAGTAATTGCCATGAAGTATCGTCAGAAACCAATAGAAGTAGATGCTTTTCAGTTTACGAAAGATTCAGAAGTATATGCACCGGAATGGTTCTCTGATGCGGTCAAAAGAGAGGAGATATTTATTGACAGGTCCATCATAGATGGAAGTGCCAATGTATACGGGTGCAGTATAAAGAAGGCTGGAGGGTGGAACCGGGCAAAAGTCGGGGACTTCATCATCAAAGAACCAACAGGGGATATTACAGTATGCAGTGCAGCTGTTTTCTGTAGAATATATCAGCACATAGACGGAAGGGAGGTGGAGAGCATGGCTTGCAAAGGGAAAGGCAAAGGAAAAGGCGGCAAGAGAGGTAAGGGCAAGTGAGAGGAGGTGGTCCTTATATCTCCCATCTTGAGGGTTAGAAAAGATGCCTATTTACAGGCTTTCAGCCTTTAGGCAATAATTTCCACCTATACACCTTTAAAATAGCACCCAGAGGCTATCAGAGGTTTATACGGTAGCAACAAAGCAATGATTTATATGCAGGTGGTTCTTTCTATTTTGGAAAAGACCACCTGTTGTATTTGTCCTGAGTATGACGTTTAAACTATTCCTTCCCCAGCGTGCCGGGATATAAATGCACGATAGCAGAGCCGGAGTGAACCGGAGCTTAAATGAAATCAGCGAAGAAAATGAAGGAGGTAGGCAAAATGGCTTACGAATTTTTAAAGAAATTATTTGGCAATCAGAAAGACGGAGAAGAACCAAAGGCTATGACATACGCAGAATTGGAAGCTGCCATTGATGCAGATAAGAAAATTCAGGTTGTAGATTTGAAAGCTGGCGGTTATGTGGCAAAAGAAAAGCTGGATGCCAAAATTACAGAATTGGATGGAGTGAAACAGCAGCTCACAGATGCAAATGCTGAGATTCAGTCTTATAAAGACATGGATATTGATGGCATTAAGCAGAAAGCAGCTGATTGGGAACAGAAGTACAATTCCGAAACTCAGAAGCTCAATGACAAATTAACAAAGCAGGAAAGAGATCACCAGATGGACCGTTATCTTGATACTGTAGGTCTTAAACCAGGAGCTATGTATCGTGATTATGTCAGAAGAGCTTTGGAAGAAAAAGAGTTGAAACTGGAAGATGGAAAATTCTTAGGTGCAGATGATGTAATGAAGGAGCTGAAAGAAAATCCTGATTACAAAGATGCGTTTGTTGTAGAGGAACCAGATCATACAGGAAATGAAGAAAATGCTGGTACAGAACCAAACGGTGGAGCACCATATTTTTCAGCAGGAACCAACTCACAGACACAGGAGCCTAAAGGCTCAACATTTAACTTCGGATTTTCCGGAGTAAGAAAACACGAATAATTAGGAGGATATAGACATGGCAGTATTAAATTATGCAAAAGAATATCAGAGAGAATTAGAACAGAATTTCCCATACGTGCTTTACTTTGGAGCGTTGTACAACACACCAAACAACGGTAGATACAGATGGTTGAATGGGAAAACAATTGAAATCCCAACAATTTCCGTTACAGGACGAGTAGATGCAACAAGAGATACAATCGCAACTGCATCTAGAAACTACAACAACTCTTGGACTCCATTAACTCTTGAAAATGAGAGAAAATGGTCTACATTGGTACACCCAAGAGATGTACAGGAGACAAACCAGGTAGCAACTATTGCTAACATCACAAGAGTATTTAATGAGGAACAGAAATTCCCTGAGATGGATGCTTATACAATCTCCAAGATCTACTCTGACTGGACAACAGCTGGCGAGTCCGCAGATACTACAGCCTTAACAGCTGAAAACATTTTGTCTGTATATGACAAGATGCTTGAAAATATGGCAGAGGGAAGAGTTCCTAAAATGGGGCTTGTTCTTTATGTAACACCTGCAACAAATACGCTGATTAAAAATGCTCAGGGTATCTACAGAACATTGGATGTTGGAAAACAGAATCAGCTCTCAAGAGCAATTACATCTCTTGATGAAGTTGAAATTGTAGAAGTTCCATCTGAATTGATGAAAACAGTATATGAATTCACAACTGGATGGGAAGCTGGCGGAAGTGCAAAACAGATTCATATGTGTTTGATTAACCCACTTGCGGTAATCACACCTGTATCTTACGAGTTCGCTAAACTGGATCCGCCATCTGCATTATCAGAAGGTAAATATGTTTACTACGAAGAATCCCATGAGGATGTATTCGTATTGAAAAACAAATCAAAAGCTATCCAGATGGCTGTGGAGGCGTAAACAATGTGGATTGCCCTGCTGATAAATATCAGTGGGGCATTATTGCGAAGGGAGAAGAATATGAGCTATTTTGCACAGAAAAAAAATAGAATCATTCAGATTGCTGAGGAAAAAGCAGAAGAGTATTCCAAAATGGGATATGTAATCAAAGACAAAAGCGGTGAAACTGTTATGGATGCGGCTATCACATCCGTAGCAGATGCTAGGAAAGAAATAGAAGTTCTCCGTAAAGAGAACGCAGACTTGAAAGCAAAACTAAAAGAAGCAACTCTGTATGCAGAAAATGCTGATAAGCAGATCGAACAGCTTCAGGAAGAAAATGCTGAACTGAAAAAAGCAGTGAAAGAACCTGCGGCTAAAACAGCAGCGAAGGCTACGAAAAAAAGTGAGTAGGAGGTAGCTTATGTATTTTGCAGTGAAAAACGGAATGAGATGCAGGATTCCGGAACGTAAGAAAGAAGCCTATGAACTTATGGGCTATACCTGCACGAAGATTGGCAGTGCTGAAACAAAGAAAGCTACAAAGCCTGTAAAAGAAGTGAAACAGACTGCCAAAAGCGATTAGCACATATTTCATCATGGAGGTGGTAAAAGATGCTTACAAGCGATGCCAGAAGCCCATACGTGGACTTCCCGTACTATCAAAACACTTATCGTGGGAATGTGTTGAAAGCTACAGATTTTGAAAACGCTGAGATGGAAGCTGAGGCATTTGTCAATGCTGTCACATTCGGAAGAATCCGGAGATTGCCGGAGATACCGGATTGCGTGAAAAATGCAATCTGTTCTGCAACAGAGAGCATACACCGCTATACAGAAAGTAAGAATAATCCGATTACTTCAGAAAGTAATGACGGGTATTCCGTAACATATGCCAGTGCATTGAAAGAAGATGATTGCAGAAGAGAACTGGAATCAAAAGTAAAAAGATGGCTGGCAGGTACAGGGCTCATGTACAAAGGGTGGTCTGAAACCTATGACGGATAATGCTGATATTACGATTTTCAATCAGATAATAGGTGCGGATAGAAGGGAAGTATTCGTGCCTACAATGATATCCGGGGCTTTTTGGTATGATGTGCGCTCTATGAGCCAGAGTGACAGACACCGGGAAGGAAGCTCCAGGGTAATCATTCGGATACCGTATGATGCGGAGATACAGGATAACCGCATATATCTTCCGGAAGAACAGTTCAAAAAGTTGAGGGGCGAAGAGCTGAAGAAATACTGGACGATTCAGAAAAATGCCTATGTATTGAAACGACATATCGTACAGGAAGATAAGTGGCTGTTCGACCCGTTCAGTTTCCGGTGTGGAAAAATCACAGAATTCATCCCGGATGAAATCAATCGGCTGAGAACAGAAGAGGAAGATTTTTTCACAGTAGTGGAATATGCAGACAATACCTTGCGTGGTTCATACCGCATGAAGCATTGGAGAATCGGAGGTGTGTAAATGGCAAGAGCAAAAATAACCACCCCTAGAGGCGCAGTATTCCAGACAGATCATGGAACTGCTCAGTTGCAGTGGGATCCTAATTTTGCCGGGAATCGCAACGAACACTTTGACAGAATGCAGAAGTTCGTAGATTCAGAGGTTTTGCGAAGATGTAGTCCGAGAGTTCCGTTCCAGACAGGTATGCTTGATAAATCTGGCAAACTGGGAACGGTGATCGGAAGCGGTGAAGTGAATTATATAGCACCTTATGCGGCGGCGCAGTATTACGGGACAGCAGAATCAAGGCCATACGATTCCAACCGGGGAGGAAAGTGGTTTGAAAGAATGAAGGCTGCGGAAAAAGAGGATATCCTGAGAGGCGCAAAAAACATATAAGGAGAAGCGTATGGCAACATCAATCATACAGGCGGTTACGGACTACTTCTGTGACTGCCCTTTATTAAAAGACGGTGTTTTCCGTGTAGATGCATTGGGTACAAGTGGCATTGAGTACACGATAGAAACCGGCACGTTTGACCCGATTATACAGAAATTTGTAGACGGAAGTTCTATCCGGCAGTATCAGTTCTCCTTTGGCTCCAGGGAGTATTACTCTATGGACAGGATCCAGAATATCCAGAACAGCTCTTTTTATGAAGAACTGGCAGAATGGATTGAGGAGCAAAGTAGAGCCGGGAACTTGCCGGAGCTTCCGGAAGGAATGGACGCAGAGGAATTGCAGATTCTTTCCCCTGGGTACATTTTTGACGTAACAACAAAATTCGCAAGGTATCAGATACCGTTGCGTTTGATTTATTTTAAGGAGGTATGACACATGAGAAAGAAAGCTATCCAGCGACATGAGATTGCTGATTATCTTAACGTAGGAACCGCAGAAGAACCGAAGTGGGCGCTTATGGGTTATGGATTTACGACACTTGATGAAGAGTTTGGTGCAGAAAGTGAATCTGCCAAGTATATCAACGAAGCGTCAGCATCTTCTTCTGTAGTATCCTATACATCGGTGTTCCCGTTTACATCGCACCTGATTCCGGATGAAGAGGCGGTAAATGCGTTGTATGCAGTTGGAAGAAATCATTTAACGGGAGAAGAGGCAGAATTTGAGTATTGCCGAGTAGAACTTTGGGACAAGAAAGCCGAAGGAAAATATGCGGCAAGAAAGTTTGTTGTATCAGCAGAACTTTCCGACATCACAGGAGAAAGCAAACAGGAAATGAGTGGAAACCTGAATGCGGTAGGCGATCCGGTAGACGGAACCTTTGATACAAAGGCAAAAACATTTGAACCAGCTGTAGCGGCTGCATAAACAGGAGGAAGAAAATGAGCAAAATTGAGTTTAATGGAATTGAGCTGGAACTGGACCTTATGGACGCAGACGTAATGGAAAAGTTTGAAGATGGGCTTGCGAAGACAGCCGAAGATGTAAAAGAAAAATCACAGTATGCAGGAAAGAAAAATGCAGAGTGCATGAGAATCCAGTGCGGTCATGTGAACCGTTTCTTTGATTCTGTTTTCGGACCTGGCACAGCAGACAAGCTCTTTGGAAAGAAAAACAATCTGGAAGATCACATGACTGCTTTTGGAAAAGCTGCCAATATGGCAGGACAGGTCCAGGAAAGAACCAAAGAGATTACTTCCCAGTATGCTCCGGAACGTGTGCAGAACAGAGCAGAACGCCGGGCAAATAAAGGAAAAAAGGGAAATAAAGTGAAATATATGAACAACGCCGCTCGTAACCGGTAATGAATATTTTGCTGGATTTGCTTCCTGAAACAGTTGAAATTGGAGATGTGGAATACCCGATCAATACGGACTTCCGCATCTCCATTTTATTTGAGTTAATGATGCAGGACAGTTCATTGCCAGATAAAGAGAAAATGCAGGAAGCGATCAGACTCTATTATCCAGAAATCCCCCATGACTTAGATGAAGCCATAGAAAAACTGATATGGTTTTACAGATGCGGCAAAGTAAAAAAAGCCAAGAAAAATACGGCTTCACAAGAAGAGGAAGAAGACACACAGGAACGGCTGGTATATTCGTTTGAACATGATGACCGTTACATATATGCAGCGTTTCTTTCTGATTATGGTATTGACCTGCAAGATGTAGAAGATTTGCACTGGTGGAAATTCAGGGCAATGTTCCTTGCGCTGAATGATAGCTGTGAATTTAAGAAAATCATGGGTTATCGAAGTATGAAGATAACAAGCAAGATGTCAAAAGAGCAGAGAGCTTTTTATGAGAAAATGCAGAGGATTCATGCTCTTCCAATACCAGATGATGAACAGGAAAAATACGATGCAATCACAAAAGCCCTTATGGGTGACGGTGATCTGACCGGACTGTTGTAAATGGAGGGATTATGGATAGGGAGAAGAAAAGAGTGATGTGTCCTGTATGCGGATATCGTATGCCGATATCTTATACGAAGGACGCAGAATGTGATGGGGTATATGTTCCATGCAAAGGCAGGAACTGTAATCACCTCATTGAAGTGAAGATTAAAAAAGGACAACAGATTAAGTAGAGCCATCATGAGCCGATAATCAATTTTTGCCCTGAAAAGAGGTGAGAAAAGATTGGGCTATGATGGAACACTAAAATTTGATACGTCCGTCAATACCTCCGGTTTCCAAAGTGGGATCAATAAAATAAGCAGCATTGCCGGAGGGGCATTAAAGACAACCGGGACAATTATAGCTGGTGCCGGTACAGCAATCGCAGGGCTTGGAACGGCGGCGATTAAAGTTGGGGCTGATTTTGAGGCTGGCATGAGTAAGGTGCAGGCAATATCCAATGCCTCAGCAGAGGAAATGGTCAAGCTCACAGAAAAAGCGAAAGAAATGGGAGCTAAGACGAAATTCTCTGCCGGAGAAAGTGCGGAGGCATTTCAGTACATGGCTATGGCTGGCTGGAAAACAGAAGATATGCTGGCAGGTATCGAAGGTGTCATGAACCTGGCAGCTGCTTCGGGAGAAGACCTTGCTACAACTTCTGATATCGTTACGGACGCTTTAACAGCGTTTGGCATGTCGGCGGCTGATTCTGGAAGGTTTGCAGATGTTCTTGCGGCGGCATCATCAAATGCCAATACGAATGTTTCCATGATGGGAGAAACATTTAAGTATGTAGCTCCAGTTGCCGGGGCATTAGGCTTTTCTGCCGAAGATTGCGCTACTGCCATTGGACTTATGGCAAACAGCGGTATCAAGGCAAGCCAGGCAGGAACATCGTTACGCTCCATTTTTACTAGAATGGCAAAACCGACAAAAGATGTTCAGGCTGCTATGGACCAGTTGGGAATATCCATCACGAATAGTGATGGAAGCATGAAAAGTTTGAATACTATTATGCGGGACTTGCGGAAAGGATTTAGCGGCCTGACAGAAGAACAGAAAGCTCAGATGGCGGCAACTCTCGGTGGACAGGAAGCTATGTCAGGGCTACTCGCCATTGTAAACGCATCAGATGAAGACTTTGAGAAATTATCAGAGTCTATTTATAATTCAGAGGGTGCGGCGGAACAGATGGCAGAAACCATGATGGATAACCTGCCAGGAGCGATTGAACAGGCTGGCGGAGCGTTGGAAACATTAGGCCTTACGTTCTATGAAAAGGTGCAGGAGCCAGCGAAAGAGACAGTTCAGACGATTACAGACATGATAGATGAAATGAACGAAGCCTTTACAGAAAAAGGATTTGAAGGCTTAGTTCAGAGCTTTGGAGATAATCTTGCAGAGCTTGCCCAAATGGCAATGGAAGCCGCTCCGGCGCTTTCGGAAGCAGCACTCACTATGGTACAAGCCTTTATTGGCTCTATCATGGACAATAAAGAGGAATTTGTCCAAGCAGGCGTTACAATGGCGACTTCCATTGTAAATGCGGTCATAGAATTCGCAGGAGATTTTTGGAGTGCCGGCGTGGAACTGTTCACACAGTTTATAGCCGGAATGGCTGAAAAAGCACCGCAGATTGTGGAAAATGCGAAAGAATCCCTTGTGAAATTTGTAAGTACCGTTGCTGAAAATCTACCAAGTGTATTACAGAGTGGAATCACGATTATACTTGAACTTGCAAAGGGAATTGCAGAAGCGGCGGTTGAACTTGCACCGGTTGCTGTGGAATGTATTCTCCAGCTTGTGCAGACGCTCTCTGAAAATCTGCCACAGATTTCACAGGCGGCATTTGAAATCATCACAACTCTAGCTACTGGGTTGATAGAAGCACTTCCAGAACTCATAGCATCTGTGATGGAAGCACTCCCGACGATTATAACAAATATCGTAGAATTTCTGGTAAACAACAAAGAAAATATTGTGCAGGCTTCTATTGAGCTGCTGAACGGAATCGTAGAGGCAGTTCCTCGGATTGTCGAGGCGATTACAGAAAATCTGCCGCAGATTGTGGAATCTATCGTGAATGGCCTGATAACTGCGGCACCGCAGATTTTGGAAGCAAGCATAACGCTGTTGATGGCGATTATAGATGCAATCCCTCAAATTGTTGTTTCGTTGGTTGAGAGCTTACCGCAGATCATAGAAACGATAGTAACATGCCTGATATCCGCAGTTCCGCAGATACTGCAAGCAGCCTTACAATTATTAGGACAGTTGATTGAAGCTATCCCACAGGTCATTACAGGGCTTGTAACGGGAATTGGAGAAATCATTACAAGCATTGTAACAGCACTTGGCAATGGGCTGGCTTCCATTACCGGAAAAGCACAGGAAATCGGTTCTGGAATCGTAAAAGGCGTGATTGACTGGGTATGTCAGTTGCCGGGTAAAATTGCCGGATTTTTGTCTAATATATTGTCGAACCTGATTAACTGGGGAAGCAATATGGTTTCCAATGCAAAAAGTGCAGCTAGCAATGTGCTTACGAATGTATGTAATTTTATCAGCCAGCTACCAGGTAAAATAGCGTCTTTCCTTACAAATGCCTTGAACAATGCGAAAACATGGGGAAGTAATCTTGTTTCTAACATGAAGACAAGTGCTTCCAATGCTGTGAATGGAGTTATAAACTTCATAAAACAGTTGCCGTCAAAGGTAATGTCACAGCTTAGAAATGTAGCAAGCAATGTAAGTAGTTGGGGGTCTAACCTTGTAAGCAGTTTCTCTAATATTGGGCGAAATGTAATTCAGGGTCTTATTAACGGTATTGGAAGTATGGTATCAAGCCTGTATTCCGGTATCAAAAATGCCTTGAGTGGGCTGGTAGATAAGGCAAAATCTGCATTGGGGATCAATTCTCCATCCAAAGTATTTGCGGAAGAAGTAGGTGAGTGGATTCCTCCGGGTATCGGAAAAGGTATTGAAGCAGAAATGCCGGATCTGACAAAAAGCACACAGGCAGAAATGAAAGATCTGACAAGAAAGATGAAAGCAGCGGTGGAGATTGAAACCGGAGCAATTAAGATAAAGAAGCAGGCAAACGAAACGTATAAGGTTCAACAAGAGAATGGACAATCATTTGATGATAGCAAAACAGAAGTTACAATCAGTGGGGATATCCATACACATGTGGAACTGGATGGCGAAGAAGTAGGAAAATCCCAGACACCGATTATTGACCGGAACATGGGAAGGATAGATACGCACAAAAAGAGAGGAGGTTAAGCGGTGGCAAAAGAAGTAGGGGTAACATTCGGAGAAGCCCATTCCTGGACGGACTGGGGACTCAGACTAAAAGAAATCAGCATCGGGTTACCTAAGATAAAGACAGAATATCTTGAAGTGCCCGGCATGAATGGTTCGCTTGACCTCACAGAAGTACAAAATGGTGGTGTTAAGTATGGAAATAGAGAACTGGAATTTAAGTTCGATGCCAGAAACTGCGGATATCAGCGCTGGAGCAATTTGATAAGTAAAATATCAGCAGATATACATGGACAGAAGAAAAGAATCATTTTGGACACAGACCCCGGATATTATTATTCGGGGCGTTGTTCCATTGATACGAAGAAAACAAATGAAGTGCTGGCAGAAATCGTGATAGCTTGCGATTGTGATCCGTTCAAAATAGATGTTGCTGCACTAAACGAACCGTGGATATGGGATACGTTTGATTTTGAAGATGGTGTAATTAGAAAGACATCTGAAATTGCAATCAATAGTCCTTCTGGTTGGCAGGAGGTGCGGATTGACGGGTGGATACACAATGAAGTGCTTCGTATTATTGCAGACAATCCTATGACGATGAAATTTGATGAGGCAGAGTACCCACTGGAAGTAGGAGAAAATAAAGTTTACGAGGCAGAAATCCGGGAAGGAAAGAATTTTTTATATTTCAAAGGAACAGGGAATGTTTTGATTTTGCAGATAGGAGGTATGATTTAGATGTATACGATAAAAGCACTCGTAGACGGAAAATACTATACGCTGCACAATCCAAAGGTAAAAGAGCTTACAGTCGGCGATCCGTTTTTTGAAGTTGGTGACAATATGAACGGACAGGCTGAATTTAAAATCTTTCCCGGACATCCTTATTACGATAAGGTGAAAAAGCTGGTAACAGATATTATTTTCTATCGAGATGGTAAAGAAGAATTTTATGGGCGAGTTCTTTATGACGATGAAGACTTTAACGGAAGTAAGAAAGTGTTTGTCGAAGGAGAGCTTGCCTTTTTCTGTGACAGCATCCAGCGCCCAAAAGTGTATCACAATTATTCTGTAAGAGCTTATTTACAGGATATTATAGATATCCATAATTCACAGGTGGAAGAACGAAAGCAGTTTACGCTTGGGCTTGTAACCGTAACAGACTCCAATGACTCACTTTACCGGTATTCAAACTGGGAAGATACAAGAAAGATTCTGAAAGAAAAATTGACAAGTCGACTTGGAGGACATCTTGTAGTGCGGCATGAGAATGGATTGAGAATCCTGGATTATCTTTCAGACGATACCTATTATACGAAAAATTCTCAGAAGATAGAGTTCGGGAAGAACCTGCTTGATTTTTCAAAGAACATGGACGCTTCTGATTTAGTAACCTGCGTGATACCGCTCGGAGCAAAGCTGGAAGAAGAGGATCAGGATGAATCTTTAGAGCAAATCAAGGAACAGAGAATTACGATTGCCAGTATCAACGGTGGTGTGGATTATGTTACAGATGATAAAGCTGTAGCAGAATATGGGAAGATATACAAAACAGTTATCTTCGATGATGTGAAAGTTCCGTCCAATCTGAAAAAGAAGGGTGAAGAATATCTGAAGACAGTACAATTTGAAAAAATGGTATTAGAGCTGAAAGCGATTGATCTAAACTTTGTGAATGAAGGAAATCAGGAACTCCGAGTCGGGGACAAAATACGATGTATTTCTGTGCCGAATGGAATGGATAAAGAGTTTCCTCTGACAAAGAAGAGAATTTATATTACCCAGTTCAAAAAGAATACGGTAACGCTTGGAGATGAAAGCAGTAATAAATCTTATACATCATCGAACCGGCAGGAAAGCGCTCAGATGGAAGAGGAAATCAAGAAAATTCCGAGCAAATCTGAAATCCTGGAAGAGGCATTGAAAGATGCGCAGGATTTAATCAACCAGCAGGTAGGGAATGGCTATGCAATTCATGTTCCGGAAGAGTTTATTGTTGCAGATCATACAGAATACAAAACTCAGGCCAAGAACCTTTGGAGATGGGGGCTTGGCGGTCTTGCACATTATAGCGAAGGTTATGATGGACCGATAGACGGCGTTGCAATTACGATGGATGGAAAGATTAACGGGAAGATGCTTTTGGCAAACTCCGTTGTCGCAGAATCCATTGATATAGGCTACCGGACAGAAGTGGAAAATACGATCACAGAGAGCTTCGGAAATGCAAAGCAAGAAGCTGTTGAGGAAGCCAAAAACTATGCAGATAGTATCAAGAATACGATCAATCAGGAAATAGAAGATGTGACGGATATCGTTTTGAAAATGGATACCCAGCTGGACTATATTGTTTCAGACGGAATCATCACAGAGGCAGAAAAAGCAGCCATTAACAAAATCCTACAGACGGTGCAAAAGGAAAAGAAAGAGGCTGACGAGAAATACAATGAATTGTATCAGAACGCTTACCTTACCGGAACAGCAAAGAGCAATCTTTACTCTAAATACATTGCTGTATACGGCACACCGAGCACTTCAAAATATAATGTGCTGATACAGAGGATAAATTCCGTTTTGTCTTCGACTACAGCTGCGCAGATAGAATCAAGCATGTCTGTCTACAAAACGGCATATACGGCATACGCAACAGCGGTGGCAGAATACCAACGTGCAATAGAAGAAGCAACAAATGCCATTGCAAAGGAATATGCGATCGAACAGGCTATAAAAGCAGAAGAAAATGCACAAAAGTATACAGATGACACTGTGAGAGTTGCAAAAGAAACGATAGAAACCTCCATCAGCAATCTGGAGAATAAAATCAATTTGTCCGTATCTAGCGTAAAAGAAGTGGCAGCCAGAAAGAATTATGTGAAAAAAGGTGAGCAGGAAACTCTGTCAAAGAGTTCTTTTTCTGTTTCCGGAAGCGCTGCTACTGTAACAGAAGCAGAGTTTATGAATATGAAATGCTTGAAAATTGCATTCTCGTCTTCCGGAGGTGTTGCGATTGAACAATCGCTTGGAGAATTGGAAGCCGGAGAATATGTTATTAGTGTGGCTACCGCATACCCAGGAGGAAGCAACCAAAGACCAAGCTATATAGGATATGGATTTTCTGGCAACAGAACAACCGCTTATTATAGCAATTACAAAGCAGATGAGTTCCATGTACTCAGCAAGACTGTGAGTATTCCAAAATCGGGTAAATCGGTTTCAGTATATGTCTATGGTTATTCTGGAAATGTTTGCTATATAACGAATATCAGAGCTCTCCGTGATATACAGGAATTGCTAGATGATTTGGATGCAAGGTTGCAGGTCGAGATTGGAAAAATCTCGGCTACAGTAGAAAATGTATATGAAAATTCTTTGTACAATTACTGTGTGAACGGGGGCTTTACTAAAGGTACAGAAGGTTTTGAAGGCTGGACCAGAAGCAATACATCTCAGATAACCAAAGTCAGCTACAATTCCAGAACTTGTGCAAAAATAGTAAACACATCGTCTTTGTATAGCTTAATGTGGAAACAGAAACCATTTGAAAAAAGCGGACCGATTAAGGTGCGATTCAAAGCTGCTTGCGCAAGCGGATACGAAAGTACAGCCAGACTGAGAGTGCAAATTGACGGAAAGAACTATTACACATCGGTAGGAGAACTTTCGACTACATGGAAAACATTTGAGTTTGACAGCAGTGCAACAAGACCGTATTTTGATACCTATTTTTACAATTATGTTGCAAATACTGCGGTCTATATCACAGATGTGGAAATTCTTGGGTATTACAGCGGATATTCATTGAGCCAGCTTTCTGTTTTGGAAGATTCCATTCAAGCAGAAGTGTCAAGAGCAGAAGGAGCAGAAGCGAAATTACAGTCTTCGATTACTGTTAATGCCAATAACATCACAAATGCAGTGAAAAAGGGAGAGTTTGGATCATATGTTACTCAATATTACGACAGGGTTATCACAGCTTTCAATAACAGTAGCAAGTATGTACAAATTTCTGCTGGAGAGATTGGCATCTATGATTATGGAGTTACGACTTCAAAGAAAAGAGCCGTATTTGATGAAGATGGAAATCATTTCTGGAGAGATGGGTACGAAATCGGTAAAATTGGTACGAATAACTATAGCGGAAATTCAAGTCTTAGAGGTCTGGTATTTGATTTGGAATACCAGGGAGCCTATATGACATGGGCTGTGGAAAAGACATCATCTACATCGTATTATACTATGATGTGGACGTATGCCAATAGAACTGTTGGCGATTATACGGCCGGAAAACTTCATGCCGGGTGTGATATAGATATGCATGGTTGGACATTAAAAAATCCTTATTTTGAGGGTGGCGGTATTACAGGAACAATAAATTTTGTTCAGATCAAGAGCATGTCAAGTGATGGAACAGTAAGCACATGGGTTAATGGGTGTCATATGCAGTTTAAAAACGGAATTTTAATCTCAGGAACTTGGAATTCTTAAGGAGGAAGTATGATTTACAAACTGTCAGAAGGTAAAAAAAATAAAGTGAAGAAGAATAAGCAGGCTGAAGAAGTCCAAAAAGCAGTAACGAGAAAAATGTATACAGAGGAAGAAGTAGCTGAAATTGTTCGATTAGCACAACTTCAAGGAGGTAAGGAATAATGGGAGAGAAACAGGTAAAAGAATCATTGAGTATGATATATGCGGATGCGAAAACAACAACAACGCTGGCAGTAAGAAATGTAATGAAAGCATTTCCTCTGCCAGTGTTTATGTTTGAGACGATTTTGGAAGGGATTCTTCTGGAGATCAGAGCCGAGGCAAAAATGGAGCTTTCTTCCGAAGTACAGAAATACAAAGAGGAGCTTTTGAAACAGCATGAGGCTGAAATGGAAGAACTGCGGAAACAGTATGAATCAGAAAAGGAGGAGCTGATCCACCAGTTTGAAAATCCGGAAGTTGTAACAGAAGCCGCTTATATCGGAGAAAAGAAGGTACACGATGGAGATGAAGCGGAGGTGAGATAAGTGGCAGATATTTCCAAAGAAGTACAACAGCTCATGGAGGCTAAGTACGGAGAAGAAGTTCGTGGAGCTTTCAAGTCATGTATGGAAAAAATAAATAATGACAATGAGAGCTACCAGGAAATAAAAGAGTCTGTAGAAGAGAGCGCCAATACGATTAAGCAATATGTAGAAAACTTTGATACAAAATCTTCTGAAACAGAAGAAAATCTTAGACAGTTGACTGCAAAAATCGGAGAAGCACAAAAGACACAGACAGATTTGCAAAACAGCGAATCGCTTGCAAAACAGACACATGTTTCTCTTTCTAATAAGATACAGGAAGCCACCGATACTGGCACTACTCTTTCAGGGATTACAGAAATAGCACAGAAAGAAAAGAGCAGTCTGGATCAGTCAATCACAGATGGTACAACTGCCAAGAACGAACTTCAACAGAAGATTGCAGAAGCAGGGAAACTGTCAGCGGACATGATGGAAGCTAAGAATAATCTCGCAGGACTGGCAGAAAAAAATGCAGAAGCAACACGAAATATAGATGCTTTGGATGCAAAAATCAAAACAGCCGGTTCCTCAGGAACTTTACTGGAAAAGCAGACACAGGCTGCGGATACAGTAAACACAACTCTTGAAGGAACAATCCGAACAGCAGATACTTCCAAAACAGCACTTGAAAACGCAACGGTAGTAGCTGGTGATACAAAACAGCTTTTGTCACAAAAGATTACAGAAGCCAGAAGTACCATAGATGATATAACAGCCGCAAAGGGAAGTTTGGCACAAGCTGGGTTTGAGGCACAAAAGGTAGTAGAAACTGTAAATCAATCTGCACAGAACGCAACAGCCGCAAAGGCAGCTCTTGATAATACGATTAAAAGTTCGGCAGAATCCAAAGCGGCGTTGGCCGGAAGCATCACAGAATCAGGGGTAGCCATCAATAAAGTCAATGATGCGATCAGAGCTGCTGGAGTAGCAGTAGAGGAAACGGTTGCGGCTACAAATGAAACAAAAAAAACAACGGAGGAAGCCAAGAATGCAGATACAAAACTTTCACAGTCAGCTTCCGATGCAAACGCATTAAAAACTGCTCTTGATGCAGTAGTCGGTAGTGTTGCCCAGAACGCAACAGCAGAGGAAATTGCAAGGATATTGCAGACAAACTCAACACTTCTGGCGCAAATCGCTGAAAGTGCTGGAAAAGCCGGAAGTCTTAACGGTTTTGGGCTCAATTTGTTGCAAGATGGGTCCGTGTCATTAACATATTCAAATCCAGACACAGGGGAACTCCAGGGAAGTGCAATATTCCCGAAGGAGAGTACGTTATCTGCTTTGGATCAGGCACTTGCAGAAATGAATGTAAGTTTAAAGAAAATCGCAATCAGCAAAGGAGGAACAGTATAAATGGCAATCGACATTATGACAGAAGGAACGCTTCGCAAAATATTAGAGAAGATACAGTTGCAAAATGCGTATCTGGCGGCAATCGCAGGAGCAGACCCGGGGACAGTGACAATAGACGGGTGGGAAAGCGTATCAGAAATCGTAAGGGCAGGGCTTGCACCGAAGATTTTTGTTCCTGGTGATCAATTTGTCTGCAAATGGACAGACAAAGCAACAGGAACGCTATATGACTGGGTGTGGGATGTTGTCCATATGGGAGACGTTACACTTGAAAACGAAGAAGTTGTCCCAGGAATGTATCTTCAAGCCCATTACTTGACTCCGTTTGGAATACAGTTCGACCATGAAGAGAATGAAAAGGCGACAGAGCCTAATTTCCTTGCGGATTACTCGTATTACACGAAAAATCCGGATGGTTCCTTTAAATTGGAGACTGTTGTTGTCGGGAATCCGATTCCACAGGAAACAGAGTATTTTCATTCTGCTATCAAAGACAGTACCGGAAATATATGCAGATATGGTTATAACAGATGGAGCCATAGCGCAATCCGGCAATGGCTTAATTCTTCGGCAGAGAAAGGAAAATGGTGGACAGCACAGCATCTTGGAGATGTAGCGCCCAATGAACATAACACAAGAGCCGGCTTTTTGAGTGGGTTTGAACAGGATTTCTTGAATGTTATCAAGAAGGTAAAAATCCGTACTCAGCTTAACACTATTACAGACAAAGAAATCGGAACAGACGAAGAAACGGTTGATTTAATGTTCCTGGCATCGAAAGAACAGGAATACGGAACATTAGAGAGTGGCGTTTACAATGATGATGCCTGGGATTATTACAAAGAGGTTTCTGGATTTGAGAAACCGAATAACGGGAATAGTACAGGACGTATTAAGTACCGGCTTGATTCACAAACATCAGCCGATTGGCATCGGCTGCGGTCCCCGTATCGTGGCAACTCGAACTCCACCTGGAATTGCGGCACCGCTGGCTACCTCTACATCAACGGTGCGTACACCAGCGGTCGGTGCGCTCCGGCTTGCGTAATCGCATAATCTCATAATCCACGCCTCGTAAGAGGCAGTGGAAAAGAAAGGAACACAGAAAAATGTCAGTGCCAGAAGGTAAACGGACAAAATCAAAATTTGAAGTGATTGTAAAAGCTAGAAACATAGTGGTTCATACAATCAAAATTACTTCAAACGAAAAAGTTTTCCCGAAGCGGTATCGGTGGAGCTTCACAGGGAAATTAGTAGATGAAACGGTAGATATGTACAAGAATTTATTCTTTGCAAATTCTATCAGGGTAGTAACAAAAGAAGATAAAAATTTAAGAAGGCAGTACCAGGTAAAAGCCCTGGCTCAGACCTATAGTATCCTTGCTATGATTCAGATAGCATACGATTTATTCGGGCTGAGTACAGACAGGGTAAAATACTGGACAGAACTGCTCGTGGAAGAGCAGAAACTTATAAGAGATTGGAGGGACTCAGATTCGTCCCGGTATCGGAATTTATAAGAAGATACGGCTGTAAGCTATAAAGCGCTCGCTGGCTGCGGTCCCCGAATCGTGGCAACTCGAACAACACCTGGAATTGCAACAACGCTGGCAACCTCAACAACAACAATGCGAACAACAGCAATCGGTGCGCTCCGGATTGTGATAACGTGAGAATGAGTAACCGTAAAAGGTGAAAACAGTACATATCGCAAGGAGTTTACAGCCTGCCGGAAAGGCGAACAATACTGCTGTGATGCTGTTTATGTGAAAATGTAAGTACAGCTATCCACACAGCAGAAAAAGTTATGGAAGAAACAGCACATACAATCAATAATCCTGTAGATGTCTGTGGATATCAGGCGCTCTACAGATCAATGGTGAATTGCAAGAAGGGAGTCATCTGGAAAGACAGCACCGCCCACTTTGTATTGAATGGACTGGTGGAAATCCTGAAGCTGGAACAGTCTTTACAAGACGGAACCTATAAAGAACGCCCAGGAAAGCAGTTTACGGTATATGAACCAAAGAAAAGAGAAATTTTGAGTATCAGTTTCCGTGACAGGGTATACCAGAGAAGTCTGAACGATAACAGGGTATATCCAGCTATGGTGAAGTCCTTTATTTACGATAACTGCGCTTGCCAGAGTGGAAAAGGTACTGATTTTGCAATGGATAGGCTAAATGCTCATTTGCAGAGATTCTTCCGGAAACATGGAACGGAAGGCTGGGTTCTGCAATGCGATATCAAAGGCTACTATCCCAATATGCCACATGAGGTTGCTGAAAAGAAATTCCGGAAACATCTTGATGATTGGACCTGCAAGGAAGTTATCAAGATTCTGAACGGATTTGACGGGGATATCGGATATAATCCAGGAAGCCAGTTGATACAGATAGCTGGCATCTCGGTTTTAGACGATATGGACCATTTTATAAAAGAAACGCTGAGAATCAAGCACTATCTGCGCTATATGGATGATTTTATCCTGATAAGCCATGACAAGAACTATTTAGAGAAATGCTTATGTGAAATAAGGGAATATCTTTCCGATATGGGTTTTGAATTGAATGAGAAGACTGCTTTATACAGGTTAAGCCGGGGAATCAAGTTCCTCGGTTTTCGTTTTCTTCTGACCGATACAGGGAAAGTGATCCGACTGATAAACAGTGAGAAGGTAAAGCGTGAGAGAAGAAAATTAAGGAAACTTGTGAAATTGGCAAAGGCAGGAAAAATCACGAAGAAGAAAGTGGATCAGTGCTATGAAGCGTGGAAAGCCCATGCGAAACGTGGCAACACATGGAAGTTACTGCAACGCATGGATAAATTTTATGCAGAATTGTGGAAGGAGGAAAATTCATGAAGTATGTAAAGCGGAACGGGAGCTTGCAGGACAGGGCAGAGCTGGAGTATTTAAAATCTGTAGTAGCAGAACAGCAGGTTCTGATTGACGCAGTTATCGGTGCAAACGAAGTAAAGGAAGAGGAGGCGCAGGAAGATGGACAAGTTATCGCTGGCTAAACAGACAAGGAAGGCAATGGAAATGTTCATGCAGAACACAGAAGTTACAGATGCCCAGGCGGTAGAATTCAAAGGAATGTATCCGAAGTGGGAAGATATCATCGGGCAGACAGTAAAGAAAGATTTTAAGTTTCTGTACGGGGACACTCTTTACAAGACCATTCAGGAAAAGACTACCATTCAGGCACAGTATATTCCAGGGCAGGGAACGTCTGCTATCTATACGCAGATCAATGAGAGTACTGCCGGTACAAAAGATAATCCGATTCCGGTTCCGGAAGATGTTACAACGAATGCTTTCACATACGTTACTGGCAAATATTACATCGAAGACGGTGTGATTTATAAGTGCTACAGGCAGGGAGAGCCGGACGGTACAGAACACTCTTTTGTATATAAGCCAAGTCAGCTTCTGAATCAGTATTTTGTTCTTGCGGAGTAGCTTATGACAAAATTAAAGATTATTTCAAGGTTATGGTCGCACATTACAGATTTGCGGCTATATATCAACGGAAACCGCAAGAAGAGCCTGGAGCAGATTGAAATGGATCTGGATGTCACAGAAATGTATTGCCGCCCGTATGCAGACTCAGACGATTTGGACGAAGAGAGGTAGGAGGTGAGTTATGAGAATAAGAGCAGAACCTGGAAGATGATGAAAAAGGAATAAGAACTAAGGAGGCGGAAATGGAACCATTTTTAGAAGCCTTCGGTGGTCTGACACTCGGCACGATAGCTGTTTTAATAGCAGCTATTATTTTTATGTGGAAAATATATAAAAAGGTGGAAGAGTATTTCGTCAAGAAATATGAAGCTGAGGTTGAAAAAGAAAAGCAGATGCAGGATATTCTGCAACAGGTTCAGCAATATCCGCAGTGGAGACAGCAGAGTATTGAACGGCAGAAAGAATTTGCCAGTGAGATCGACACCCTTAGTAATACACAGAAAGAAATCATAAAAGAGCTGAAAGACATCGAAGAAAGAAGGAAAAAGACAAAGAGAAACGAGCTTAGGGACAGGCTGCTTCAGAGTTTCCGGTATTACACCAGCAAAGAGAAAAATCCATTACAGGCATGGTCTGAAATGGAAGCGGATTCATTCTGGAGAATGTTTGGAGATTATGAAGAAGCGGACGGCGATGGACATATGCATACGACAGTGCAGCCCAAAATGAGATTGCTGGAAGAAATTCCGATGAATGAGGAAGAAAAGATAACAGAACTCATGCAGAGCCGTAAATAAAATAAGCCGTTTTAACAGCTTTTATATGTTCAGCAAACAAATCCTTACCGGACATATAAAAATGCAACCCAGAAACTATCAGAGGCTCACAGAGCCACATATGAGAGGAGATATACTTATGGAATTATTAGAGTTTTTAAAACAGATTCCGTTGCCAGTTTTAATCCTGGTAATCGCAGTTTTACTTATCGTCACAATCGTAATCGCAGTTCAGTATCTGAAACAGAAAGGGCTTGACGGCATCCGGGCAGATGTGTACCAGCTGATCCTGAAAGCGGAACATATGTACAATGAATCTGGAACTGGGAAACAGAAATTCGAGTGGGTAATCCAGCAGGCAAGAGGATTGCTGCCAAAATGGCTCCAGGTATTTGTGACTGAGAAAGCAATGAAAGAAGTTGTTCAGAAATGGTTTGTAGGAGTAAAAGACTTGCTGGATGATGGAAAAGTAAATAATTCACAGAAATTATGATTCAGAAGCGGCTGGAGAAATCCAGCTGCTTTTTCGGAGGGAAAATGAAGAAAAGAAAATGTATTGCTTTTTTATGCCTTGTGTTGCTTTTCTCATTCCTGCTTTGTGGATGCACCAAAGAAACAGAAGAAAAAATTTCAGAAGAAGTCCATGCACCGGAACCGCTGGTGATCGAAACAGAATCACAGTACAGGGATAAAAGTGCAAGAGTGCAAATTTACAGAGATGAAGAGCTTGTGTATGAATATGACGGAGTAGTGGAAATAAGTCGGCAGAACGGAAAATATTATGTCATAATCCATACTGCTTCATGCTCATGTTTTGAAAATGGAGAGGTAGAAGATGAAGAGAGGAATTGATATTTCTTACTGGCAGGGGAAAGTGGATTTTTCCCAAGTAGCCAAAAGCGCAGAGTTCGTGATTCTCAGGGAAGGATACCGGAGAACGATAGACAAACGGTTTTTAGAATATGTGCAGGGCTGTAAAGAAAATGGTATTCCGATTCATGGAGTTTACCATTTTTGCTATGCGACTTCGATGGCAGGAGCAAAAGAAGAAGCTGCTTCCTGTATCGCAAATATGCAGAAAGCAGGATTAGGGAAAGATGTGATCGTTTTCTTTGATTTTGAATACGACACAGTGAAAAAAGCCGCAGAGCAGGGCATCGCGTTAGGAAAGCTGGAATGCATCGCATTTACAAAAGCATTCTGTTCTTACGTGGAGAGTCAGGGTTATAAAGCCGGAGTATATACGAACTTGGATTATTACCGAAATATGTACGACAAAGAAACCCTGGATAAGTATGTGCTGTGGCTGGCAGATTACACCGGCGGTCCGGATGTAACATGCGCATATCAGCAGTATACAAGTAAAGGGAAAGTTCCGGGAATTAACGGCAATGTAGATATGAATTATTTCTTTGGAGAAGAGAAGGAGGAAGGACAAGTGGGAAAAACAGCGCAAGATGTTTTGAATGTTATGAGAAGCTGGCTGGGCTACAGCGAAGCAAACGGCAAGTTCCGGCAGATTATTGACCTGTACAATTCTGTAAGACCTTTACCAAGAGGTTATGCGGTGCAGTATCATGACGAATGGTGCGATACTACAGTATCAGCCGCCGGAATCAAGGCTGGGTGTACGGAACTGATCGGAAGAGAGTGCGGATGCGAACAGCACGTTAAGATTTTCCAGTCAATGGGAATCTGGATTGAAGATGGCACAATCACACCAAAGCCGGGGGATATTATTCTGTATAACTGGGATCAGTCTTATCAGCCGAACAATGGATATTCAGACCATATCGGTTTTGTGGAAAGTGTTTCCGGAGGTCAGATTACCTGTATCGAAGGAAATAAAGGAGAGGCAGTTGCAAGACGTGTTCTTTCTGTTGGAAACGGAAATATCCGAGGATATGCAAGACCGAAGTACAGTGGTGCAGGAACAGCTCCAAGCAACCCAGTCACACCACCGGCATCTGTAGGAGGAAGCCTGAGCAAAAATGTGGCATGGTACGGAGTTGTCAATACAGGAACACTGAAGGTCCGCACCTGGGCTGGCACAGAGAATCCACAGTTAAAATCCTATCCGACGCTTTCCCAGGGAACAAAAGTAGGCGTATGTGAAACGGTGAAGGATAAAAATGGAGATCCGTGGTATTATGTAAAAATCACAGGAAGCCAGGGAGAGAAGTATGGATTTGTTTCCGCTGCATACATTACAAAACAGTCCACAAGCAAACCGAATGATACTACAGTAAAGGACGATGGCGTAATTTCCAAAACGCCTCAGTGGGTCGGAAAAGTAACGGCAGATGTTCTGAATGTCCGTACATGGGCTGGAACGAACAATCCACTGATTAAGTCATATCCACAGCTTAGAAATGGCAATCTGGTAGACGTATGCGATGTGGTAAATGCAACGGACGGTTCACGCTGGTATTATGTCCGGATTGCAGGAAAATACTATGGATTTGTACATTCTGCATATATTGCAAGGAGTTGATGGATCACGATGATAATGGTGCTTATTTTGTGTATCATTCTCTTAGGGGCAGCTCTGGCGTTTTTCGCCGGTATCCCTAAAAGCAAAGAAGAACAAAGAAAAGATGATGAAGCGCAGATGCGTTATTTGAAAGACTGGAAAAATAGAAAGAAGAAATAGCCTTTGAAGGTCAATGGCAAAGCAAGGAATATATCACACACCCTCTGTCGGGAAACCGGCGGAGGGATTTTTTTATTTGTGTGAAAAGTGTTAAGTAAAAAATCATATCTTCATCACCTCAGTTCTTATTGCTTCGTAAATTCCGAAGTAATCAACTTTTTGGGGACGGAGAGATAACAAAGAATTAAAAGTTATAGTTTTTTGATTTGGAATCTTTTCGTCTAAAGTTTTTGTTGCAATTACATAAAAATCCCACAATGATAAATCAAGAATGTTTTGAGATTTACTCTTTGCAGTCCATACGCAGAATACATATACATCTGAATGTCGGCAGTATTTTGAAGTAGAGGAATAGTTTCCACGATCATCTACAGCTTTTGCAGGTGCTACTCTAAAAGAAATTTTTGCAGGACGATTGCCGGTCCAAGATTGTATGTATGCAGAAGATTTTACCTCTACACGTATACCTTCTGGACTAAGTAAATCATATGCATCCATAGAAATGCGACAATTCAATCGTGGAGAATCCTCTTTGCATTGAGAGTTCATTGCCTTCAAGACGATAAATTCCGCAAAGGCTCCACGATTCACATTCTGGATCAGGTCAGAATAAGCCCATGACCAGAAATCAAGTATTGAGCCACCAAGCTCATTGTTTTTAAAAGTCAGTTTTTCATTACCATCGTACATAATGTCACCTCACGCATTTTTGATAAGCATAGCAAAGATGATTATAAATAACAATCAGGATAGCAATTTTTGGGGAAAAGTTAATTGATTTTTGCGTCCGCCGGACAATCCTATGGACGGTCACTAGGAAAATCCACTGTAACCAGTACCAGTATCATTACCATTATCAGTACCATAATAATAAAAAAAAATATACGCAAAACCGCCGTCTGCGGTGTTGCTTCTGCATATACATCTGAAATGTACAAATTGCACAAAAACGGAAAGCATTTTTTGACGTATCAAGTCCCAGTCGATTCTACAGAAATTTTCAATATCTCCTTCGGAAAAATAATAAAATCAATTTAGAGGCGATTCAGAGGCTTTTAGAGCAAATCAGAAAATAGTTTCTACCTATTATATAAAGCAAATCGTTTATTCGTAAAATATTCCAACAAAAATAAATTTAAAGATTGACACATTACCGAGCGGTAAGTTAAGATAATGACAAGATAAAATTACCGGTTGGTAAGGAGAGCAAAACCATGAAGAAAAAATATAAAGAAATCAGAAAAATCAATGCGGATTCTCTTCAGAGTCTTTGCATTTCAAAACGCTGGTACACCAGAGGGGATAATGCAGCGTATAACCATTTACTGTATGATCTGGCAGATGATAAAGAAAATATTACCACAGAAGACATTGTAGAAATCGCTCAGGACATCATGGAACACAGCAATACAGATCAGGAGCTGACAAGCATCTGCTTTGATGTGGCGAGAATAGCGACTACATTTTTTGAGGAGGTGTAATTGTAATGAACCTGGTGCATAACCCGATAGTGAGAAAAAGTTCAACCATTCTCCTTCCGCTCGATAGTTTTCTGTTTTTGCAGGATAAGAGTTTTTATGAAAGATGCGGAAAACATTATAGCGAGAAACAGATGCAACGGCTTACAAGGAACTTTGAACAATTTAGCCATGGAGGATACAAACAGCTCATGAGCGGAGATCTCGGTGGTTGCAATGGAGTTCCTGAAAATGCGTGGGAAGAACACCGCTGGACTACATGGAGCATAGAGGACATGAAAAATATTCTGAACGAAGCTGGACTTTCGTGGAAGGACGGCGAAGAAGTAGAATACATTTCGGTTTAGAAAGGAGCAGTAAGAGTGACGAGAACATTCTATCAGGATCGCTGGAATCCAGATAAGACATGGGAGGCAGTGAAACTGGTCGGCGGATACTATCTCCGGCAGTACATTAAAGGAAAACAGTTTGGGTGTGGGATTCGGACCACAAAGAAATATATTCAGAGTATTGGGATTTTTGATTTTGAGAAGAAGGAGGCAGTGATGTGAGTGCAGGAAACAAATACGATGATTTATACATCTTCGTTCCAGCGATGAAACAGATTATCCGTATTGCGGAAGGAACTGGAGATAATCTTTTTCCGGAAGATATTGAAGAAGGCTATGTTGATTATATTTATTACGAACAGTATGAGTTGAGCCAAGGTTTTCCGGAAATAGATGGCGGACAAGTCTTACTGGAAGAGATGTTCAGAAATAAATTTGGTTGCACAAAAGATGCGATTGAAGATGTGCTTAGTATGGCATATGGGAACTATAAAACTGATTATGTGATTTTGAAAGGAAAAGAAAATGGAAATCATTAGACCGGCACATACAGAGTATCATGAAGAATTGAACTTAGAATACAGATTCCGGAACGATCCGGAAGCAGGGTTTGCTTTTCCCTGGAAAGATGGAAAGGTAGTTCTCAATAATCTGTCTGAAAAGAATTTTATGTGGTGCTTAGAACATCCGGAAGAGGTGGAAAGTCTTGGGGTGGTTAAGAGAAAATCATCATGTAGCGTTCCGGCACTTGCAAGATGCGGATGCGGAGAAGAGATTTTCTTAGAAGACAGATATTATGGATGCTGTCAATGTACGAATTGCGGAAAATGGTATGCGGTAGCTGGCTATGAAGTGAATCCACCGGATGAATGGGAAGAAGATTTGGAGGAAGACGAATGGTAAAGTGGAGCTTAATGGATTCGACTGGCTGTAAACAGCGGGGAGAAATAGAACTGGCTCAGATTCCCAGTGAACTTCTACGGTTTGAACGTGAAGCGGCAAGGGTTATGAAAAAGACTGGAGCAGATCATGTGCTTTACGGGATAAAAATTTATGGCACAGATGACCGATTGAAAACAGTGCAGTTTTATATGAATCCTATGGGAGACGAAGAATTTTATCGGCTTACGGGACGAGTAAGAAATGCTATGATTTATGCCCTGCATAATCACAGTAAAAATTCATAGAGAACAAAACGGAATAATATAAACTTTCCGATTGACACCAGAGGTGGGTAAGTTAAGATAAGATTATAGAAAAACTTACCTGTTGGCAAGTTGGAAAGGAGGAAAAACCTTTGAGCAAGAAAAAGAAGCAGAAGAAAAAAGAACTGCTTGAACAACAGCTTCTCAAATACCAGAAAATAGAGTACCTAGCCAACATTCTATTAGCTGTCATCACTATCATTTCTGTGATAGTAACAGCAATTCTTAACTGGTTTAGCTGATTGAACCAACAGTTCTTACCGGAGGGGAGCAGGAACTCCCTTCCGTCTGCTTAGTATAGCATAGAGAGGAGCGAAAGTAAATGATAAAGACAGTGAGAAGAATTATTGTAGTGTTAATGGTCTTGCTTATCTGCCAGGTGGCACAGAATGGGTTGAACATTTTGAACGGAACAGCGCTGATAATTGATGCGATTGTGGTTATCGTTTTATCAGTTTTAGAATTGAGAAGAAAGTAGGTGAACATATGCCGGACAGAATCGTTTTTAATAAAGCAGCTGAAAATCTTATTGAAATCAGCAGGGTATTTTCGAAGGAAAATGAGAGATACAACTTGCTGGAAGATATAGAAAATCGCACATGGTATGAAAAGTTCGTTGAATGGGCGAATGAATTTGAAGAGCAGCATGGAACATCAGATTGGAACTGCGGTGAATGTGGTGAATACTTTGAAGAGATAGAAGCGTATGCAAAGATGAAAATATTGAATTTTATGGAGGAGCAGTCATGGAGAATAAGAAAGTGATAACTGAAGAACAGTTCAGAGGAGTATGTAAGCAAGCTTTGCCACAGCTAAAAGAGCTTATTGAAAGTTTTAGAGGAATTGGATTTGACGGCATGACATCTATTGTGATTACTGGCGATGGGTACATTGCTCTGGATGCTTATGACAGCGGATGGAGCTTACTTAAATTAGCTGGACAGAATGAAGCACGAATCAGAAAAGAATTTGATGAAATAGATTTGCAGGAGGAATCAGCATGAAATATTGTATAGCAGTGCAGGAAACTTTGCGTAGGGAAATTGTGGTGGAAGCAGATAGTTTGCAAGAAGCCTTAGATCATGTGGAAAACGAATACGACAAAGAAAATATTGTTTTGATGGCAGATGATGTATGTACGGAACCTGATATTTTTGAACCAGATTGGTACTCAGAGGAAGAAGTGAAAGAAATGGAGGTAGATTATGACATTAGGAACAGCGGCGGCAGGATTAGTGAAGGCTGGAGGCGGCATATACAACATAGGTTTCAACGATGGAGATGAAACTCAATTTGAAGCATATGATCTGGCAGAGCTTTTAGATTGCTGGGTGGAATTTTGCGCAGAAAATGGATTCCAGACGAACAGTGTAGATTATGTTGAAAGGGTGTGCGAGTAATGGAAGAAGTAAAGAAGATGGGGCTTAATCATGTATTGAATATAAGTTTCAGTGTAATTGTGACTCCAGAAGATATAGATGACATTATGGTATCAGCTCTGGAAGGTGGAATTACCTACTGGGCGAATAAGGCAAAAGTTCTGGAAGAAAAAAGAGTGGCAGAATGGGGACATGAACAGATTGCAAGAGACGGAGAATTGCACATTCATGTGATTGAGCCATTCGATCAGAATGATACAGAGTGGTATGTTCTGACAAAAGAAAAGTTTCTGAATGGCTTGGAGAAATATTTAAAAGAACCAAAGTATTCGGATTGCTTGGAATTTGTGGATCATGAGCTGAGAATAGATACTTGTTATGTTGATGCAGATGTGGCAGACACTATTGTCCAATACGCATTATTTGGAGAGATTGTTTATGTGTAACGAGATAAATGGACAAATGAATATTTTTGATTTTATCATCACTTCCGAAGAACCACCGGTGCTGTTATATCCTGGAAATGAAGTTTTCGTTGTGACTAAAGGAGATATAGAGAGGTTCTATGTTGAAGAGAGAAAATCTTGGATTTGCGGTAGTGATAATGAAAACAGAGGATACAGTATATCGAATGGTAGAGCATACAATGTTGTCACGAATATGGATATCGGAAGTTGTGCTTTTTTAGAACATGATAGAGCAAAGATGAAAGCGGAAGAATATATAAATAGCCATGATGTAATATTGGCTGATGATATACGGATTGTAAAGACAGTAGCGTATGGATACCGGAGAAAAGTAGATGACAGAGATATGGTGTCATTTTATTGTACTTTAGATAATGGAGAGTTGTACATGAAAGAGTTCATGACCTTTTGCCATATCGTGAAAAATACGAAAAAAGCAATAGAAAAATTCATGAGTCAGCAAGAGTTTGAGTTTGAAGATCCCGTTCGGATAAATTGTATTGTAAATCCGAAAAATATGTATAAATGCAAAGGAACAAATGATTGGCTTTATACAGAAGCGGGATGTGCATACGGGATAGGATAAGCACTCAGGAAGAAGGTTGAAAATGTTAGAGTATAAGTATTTAGAAATACTTAAAAAACAAGATTGGTCAGTCAGCAGTTATACAGATGATGGCAGAGTAGAACTTGAAAAATATTCGCCGGCAGGAGAAGATTTTTCCATGTGCGTAAATGTTGAAAATTTTCCGGAAGCTGTAATGGAATATTATGAAAGTTTTGATATTGACGATCATGTTGAAATGTGGATAGAAGCAAGAAAAAACGGGGTAAGTGGCGTGCCGCCAACCCGTACCCTTGTAGCAGATGCAGAAGCTATTGATGATATGTTAGAGCATCTTGCTTATGCGTTGGTAAACACAGAAGTTCCAGAGCAGAGCGCTTGGTATGTTGAAAAATGGTACGATGAAGACCTGATAAATGCTTTAAAGGAAATCGGAGTGACAGTGAGTAAAGAGAACATAGAAAGGCTGAAGCTGGAGTGCCTGCATATTTTCGATGATAAATCAATAAGAAATGAAATGCTGGCAGATAAAGCAAGAGAAATTTTCAAGGAAAATTAAGATAGAGGTAGGTATTATGGAGAACTTAGAGTTAGGAACCGTAGACAAGAGCAAGAGTATGTCAGAAATTTTGAAAGAAGCTCTGGAGGCAAAAGGATATTCACAGAGAAGTTTTGCAAAAAAGCTGGGTTATACGCCTCAGAATTTTTCCCAAAGATTGAAAAAGAATTCTTTCACGGCAGAGGAGTGGAGGAGTATGGCATATGAACTGGGATACGAAGTAAAACTTGTGGAAATGGAAAGTGGAATTGAATTTGAGAGCAGAAGAAAAGGACATGGACGTAGAGTTCGCCAGGTAATCAATGGTGTACTGTATGATACTTATAAGGCGGATATGCTGTGCGGAGATTTCTTTAAAGATGGGGCAAGCGAGTATACAGATGGCATGGCCTTTGAATTATATGTAGATTATTTTGGACGCTTTTTTGTTGCAAGATATACAGAGTGGGAAAACGGATCAGACAGTATCACTACGATCGGCAAAGAAGAAGCAGGAAAATTGTATAAGAAGTATGGAGATGGCACGTTGAAAGATAGCATCTTTATTTAGTTTTGATCCACACTTACCATTTGGTAACTGAATTATAATTTGGGTAACATTATGAAATATGATGGAAATTACCAGACGGTAAGCTAGAATGATGATGTAACATAAAACAACCCCTCATGACGGGCATCATAAGGGGTTACAAAACGAGCTGAGAGCTACGGTTTTGATAATAGCAACGTCAGTATATCATAATCGTAGCTCCGGCGCAACAAGGGAGTGAATATATGCAGAATTTAGAGAGTTGCATCATCAAAATGAATGAAGTATCTGTGCTGATCCGCATGATTGATGACGTGTTTGTGAATGGACGCATGGGATTTTCAGACGATGATGACGGTCGCCAGCTGGAACAAGCATTGAATCTTTTAAGGGAACAGTTCGGGAAGAACCTAAGAGAACTTAGAGAAGTGTATTATGGAGGTGCGGTATGAGCAGATATGAATTTGAAGGAAAGAATTGCATGGTATATGCAGATGAACGTTTTGGAGAAATCCGTATGGTATTAGACGAAAACGGAGAACGCAGATATGTAGGAATTGATATTGCGGAATGTATGGGGTTTGAAGCTCCGCATAAGGCGGTGAAGAGGAGCAATATACCTGGGAAAATGGTAAAAGTTCCGTGGGTATCAGGAAACCGACATGGGGAAACAAATGCAAGGTGCTTTGACAAAAAAGAGGCAGAGAAGTTTATTAGAAATGGTATGCTGCCACCAAAAGGTTTTAAAGATTGGTTTTCAAAAGAAGTAGCCGTAGAAGAGAAAGTAGATGCAGGTAAAGTTTCGCTGCAAGATGCAGAACCGAAGAGAGGAGAAGAAACGTTCGCTGACGATAGCGCAGGGGCAACTAAATTGTTCACAAGATTAGATGAAATTATTTTAGAAATGTTGATGCTTAAAAAAGAATTAGCGGGAAAATTGGAAAAAACAACGTAAGACATCCGGAGGTTAAGCCTCCGGACTTTTTATACTGAAATGTCAATTTGTAAATTGATTTAAAATAAATTACAAAAAATATAAATTATACGATTGACAATTACCGATAAGTAAGGTAAGATGATGACAAGATAAAAATTACCAAACGGTAAGAAAGGAGAAAAAGAATGGCAAACAGAAATAATCACCGCTTGAATGAAGAGATTGAAAGCCATATCAGACAGTGGGACGGCACAATTCACGGGCAGATGGTAAAAAATATGTATGAGAATGGTACAAGCTATGAAAGCATCTGTGAAGTTATGCAGATTGATTATGAAGATTACGAGGAGGATTAGAACATGTTTGAACTGAAACTTAAAACCGGAGGCGCAGCATTCCGTGATCCGTATACCGGGGAAGAAGATGAATGGTATGAGGCTAGAGAAATAGCAAGAATCATGGATAAAGTCAGAGATGATTTGCTTGCAGGATTAGATCATGGGGTGATGATGGATTTGAACGGAAACAAAGTAGGAGAATGGAGTAGATAAGGAGGGAACGGTATGAACTTTAGAGAAGCAATGCAACCCGGGATGACGTGCATGGAATATTTGGATATTCCTCACGATGAAAGATATGGAGCTATCGTAAATGCTATCGGATATGAAGAAGTGAAACAGTGTATTCCATACAGTTTAGAAAGATTGAAAAAAGAATTCAAAAAAGATAAAGCTATGAACGGAACAAGCCTTGAAAAGTGGGATAGGGCTGCCGGGTTTATTTGTAAATATGGAAATGCAAAGTATATAGGAAGCAGGTTGACAACTCTTTATAGAAAAATAGGAGTTGATACATTCTCTTGTTCTGATGGAGTGTGCATTTTGAAATGCTGTGCAAGAATGTGGATTAAAGAATCAGAAAATGGAGGAGATGCAAATGATAGTATGCAGTAAATGTGTAGAGTGTGAATTGTTCCTGACTTGCAAAGATGATGATAGATGTAAACACGAACCGGAGTATACACGAAGAGATGTATCGTGGCGTGAGTTTAGCCATACAGATGCGATTTTAGATGAAGTAGATTATGGAAGCATTATATTGGCTCTTCACCATGAAAGTAATAGAGATAAAAATACTCTTATGAAGGTTGCGAAAGATATCATAGACCAGAGATTACAGGATTTTTGGTATTTAGTAAATCTAAATGCGGATCAGCTAATAAATGAAGCTGAAGGAGGTGGACGAGATGAAGAGCATTAAAAAAGCATTAAAGAGTATCAAAAGACTTTTAAAGCAGCTTTTGAAATTTGCAAATTAAGGAGGAAAGGCTATATGAACAAGCAGAGAAGAAAAAGGCTTACAGAAGCATTCAATAAGATTGCGGAGGCTATGGAGATTCTGGAAGAAGTAAAAAGTGAAGAAGAGGAAAGCTACGAAAATCTTCCGGATAATTTCAGAGATGGAGAAAGGGGAGAGGAAATGCAGAATTATATTGAAATGCTGGAAGAAGCGAATAATTATCTTGATGATGCAAATTCGGTTATTGAACAGATTTAGGAGGAACTTATGAAAAAGACAGCAAGAGTAATCGTAACGCTGAATTGCAATCGGAGATGCCCGGGGTGCTGCAATATAAATCTTCCAGACCACAGGAAGGTAAGTACAGATGAAGAATTGATGGGATATCAGGAGATTGTTATTACTGGCGGAGAACCTATGCTGATTCCAGGAAAGTTGTTGGAGTTTATCAATAGAATGTGGGACAAGGGATACAGAGGCAAGATGTATCTTTACACTTCCTTTTGGAATGGGAAAGGGATCAGCAAAGAAATTCTGAAGGAGTTGGACGGATTCACCTTTACGCTTCATGCAGAATGTACAGATAAAGATATCATAGCATTAAAGAACTTGTCGAACAGCGGTATACTTCAGAATAAGGATTTTAGTAGTCGCCTGATTATCGACAAAAGAGTATACGAAAGATACGATCTGTCAAATATCAATTTTTCTAGGTGGGACGTTATCCGCAAGATGGAGTGGAAGGAAAAATGTAATCCAGCAGAAAATGAAGAGTTACTGATTTATGAGTTGTAAATCGGCTTTAATGAGGCTGATTTTATTTAGCACACAAACTTACCGAATGGTAATAAAAACACAACCAGAGGGTAATCAGAAAGCCCTATGGCATAAATATTTTAATCACAGGAGGAAAAACAATGAGTGATGTATTAGAGCTTTTGAAGGAAGCAGTAAGAATTTTGGAGGTAGAAAAGGAAAGTGAGAAAGTGGTGTCCGTAGCAGACCTTAAAGCCGGAGAGATTTTCTCAAAATGCGGAAGGAAATTTATCGTCTTGAATCAGGAATCCGGGAAAACAAGAATCTGTTTGAATGGATATCACGGAGAAGATATACAGTTTGATACAGACAATCGACCGGATTACAAAAACTCTAATTTGAAAGAATATTGCGATACAGAAGTGTATGAGGAGTTTTCGGAAATTTTCGGCGAAGACAATATTTGTGACGAAGAAGTTCTTCTGATTACAATGGACGGACAGAAAAAATATGGAATCTGTAATTGCCGTGTAAGACCGCTGACATTTGACGAATGGCGTAAATATAACCAGTATCTTCCGAAGGAAGTATTTAACGAATGGTATTGGTTGTGTACTCCGTGGTCTACTCCAGATAGAGGCTGGGAACACAGCGTAGCTGTTTGCGCCAACGCTGGCAACCTCATCTACTACACCTATGCGTACAACAGCGGTCGGTGCGCTCCGGCTTGCGTAATCTCATCATCAGTAAAAGTAGAGAGAGTATAAAGATTGGCGGTACGGGTGCGGAAGCACCTGTACCATGAATGAAGGAGAAAAAATGGATTTAAAGCAAACAAAACCTGTACATTTACGATGTCCGAAGTGTGGATATGATTTTTCGTATAATACAAATCACATTGAAAATGAAATTGACCGTTTGAAATGCGAAATTTCTTCTATCAAAAGCGCAATGCTGGAACATAAAAGACTGTACCCTGGGAGATATCGTGATTCTTGGTACAAGAAAGCATCATGCAAACTTCAGGAAAATGTAGCGCAGCTTCAAGAATATAAAAAAGCTAGAAAAGCCACTGCGGTAGAAATTAAATTGCAGACCAATATTATTTTTAAAAAGTTGGTAGAAGAGAAAATAGGAAAAGAAGAAACTATGAAACTTCTGGAAGAAGCAGAAAAAGAAATGCTTTATTACGAGTGGGACATGGCAAAGCAGAATTTCACACGGTTTGACGGAGCTTAAAAAAGTAAGAATAGGAGTTGAGAATATGTCGAATTTTGCAAAGAGATTTGCTCAGAATCAGAAGAACATACTCAGAAGAGAACAATATCTCAGAGTTAAAAAGATGGATCGCCAGCAGATGGAAGAGTTCTGCCGGAACTTATACATGAGTGGCTATGAAGATGGTAGAGAATCCGTTCCCGGAATAGACATTGAACAGATTGAAGAGGCGATTGCCGGTACGAAAGGTATTGGAGAGAGTAGACTTCGTTCCATTATGCAGAGTATAGAAGAAAAGTTTGGAGGCACAGAAAATGGTAGGAAAAGTATATAGAGGAGAAATTTATTACATTCATGAGGCAGAGGGAACCGGAAGTGAGCAAAGCGGAGCAAGACCGGGAATAATTATCAGTAATAATATCGGTAATGAGTATTCTCCGGTAGTAATTGTTGTGTATCTCACAACTCAGGAAAAGAAGCCGCTCCCAACACATGTTAAAATCAATTCCTCAGTAAAGCCGTCTACCGCATTATGCGAACAAATTGAAACAATTTACAAAGGCAGAATCAGCAGCTACATAGGACAGATTACGGAAGCTGAACAGAAAAACATAGATAAAGCTCTCGCAATAAGCATTGGAATTGGTGTCACTGCAAAGTCTGGAAAAGCAATAGAAACCTGGGCTAAAGCCTATACAGAAGACCTTACAGTTCCTATGGCTGAAGCGTTGGAAAAGGTCGTTCCGAATTTGGATTTACCAGAAGAAGATTCCACGGAGCTTGCTGAAAAAAATGACAATATAGAACTACATGAAAGTGTAATACGTTTGGAAACAGAGCGAAATGTATACAGAGAGTTATACATGAAGTTGCTGACTGATATATCAGGAGGTCGATTGGCATGAATGAACAGAAAATATATTTAGAGGTTCCTGAATTTACGGGAGAAAACGTACCGGTTACTGTAGCGGCAACGGTTATGAAGAAAGATCAGCAGTTTATCCGTCAAGGGATTATCCACGGACTGTTACCTTTTGGGGTAGCCTTCAAAAAAGAAGGAAGCACCCAGTATGATTACTATATATCTCCCCTGGAATTCTGGAAGTATACAGGATTTGTATATCAAGGCGAAAAAGCATAAGAAAATTACGAGAAGGGTTAAGGCATGAAGAGCTACGACCCTTCTTAAAGACGAAGGAGGAATAATTTATGTCTATGGATATTGCAATTTTCAAAAATGAGGAATTTGGTCAGGTTCGTTCGGTAATGATTGGAGATGAGCCATGGTTTGTCGGGGAAAGATGTAGCAAAAGCGTTGGGATATGTCAAAGCAAGAAATGCCATTGCAAATCATGTGGAAGAAGATGACAAAAAGGATGCCCCAATTCAGGGCGACCGTGGAGGCGCTCAAGCAATGACGATTATCAATGAATCTGGTTTATATGCTCTTATTTTCGGAAGCAAGTTGGAATCAGCCAAACGCTTTAAGCGCTGGGTGACATCTGAGGTTCTTCCAGCAATCAGGAGAACAGGGCGTTATGAAATGCCAAAACAAAAAGAGTTAATCAGTGCAAATGAACTGGCTGGAATCTTGAAACGCAAGCAATGTAAGGTATGTTACCGTATTGATGGACTGATCAGGAAGCACCCGGAATATCAGAAAGACTTTGTGCCTGGGACATTTGAAAATGCTCAAGGAAGGTCCTTCCGGACATATTATTTGGCAGAAGAAGGATTGCGTATATTCATCAGGCTATTAGAGGCAGAGGGAACACGCAATAGTGTGAATACTGTAAGAGGGATACAGATGATTCGTTCTATGTATCCGGGAATTATAAAAAATATGCTTACTGAAAGAAATTCAGAAGTTTTTGCGGGAACAGGCACCCTTCGACAGAGATTCCAAAAGGCAGAAGCGGTGTTGGAGATGTTTGAACAGTATTATCTGGGAAAGGATTTTTCTGAATTTGATGAAGAAGAAAAGAATCGGTTTGATGCAGCCCTGTGTTTGCTTCACGATCAGGTGAAAGAAATTTTAAGTAAGGTAACAGAATCAGAAGGAAGTGGAAAATTATCATTTCGGTAAGTTTTGGATAGAATATTGCCCGAATGGAGAAAGTAGCATATACTGAGGGTGGAATATTAAAACGCAAGAAAAAAGGAGGTGCGATTATGGCAACTGTATTTGATGTAGCAAAATATATTTTGCATAAAATGGGACGTATTAGCACCTGGAAACTCCAGAAACTCTGTTACTATTCGCAAGCATGGCAGCTTGCATGGACTGGCAGAAGTATTTTTGAAGAGAATTTTGAAGCATGGGCAAATGGACCGGTATGTCCTGATTTATTCTATGAACATCGTGGAATGTTTGCGGTAGGAGAGAGCGATATTTCAAGAGGCGATGCAAATAATTTATCCGATGATGAAAAAGAATCTATAGATATTATCTTGAAGGATTATGGTGAGCTGGAGCCATATACATTAAGAGAGTTATCTCACAAAGAATCTCCGTGGAAAGACGCAAGAGGTAATTTGCCGGAAGGCGCAAAATGCCAAACAGTAATTACCAAAGCAAGCATGGGAGAGTATTACGGAAGTTTGTAATTATGGCAAAGAAAACGAACCGTAAAGGGTCTTACTCAGCATCTAAGAAAACGGTATCCAGTGAATCACATAGCACTGACGGGGAGAAAGTAGTCTGGTGCTTCGATATGATAGACCGTTCTGGAAAATTTGCTTTTGACTTGGAACGAGAAGAATTTCAACATAAAGAGTTTATGCAGAAGATGGTTGATTACAGCAGTATGACTTGGAGTGAAGTGAAAAGGCAAACGCATGACAATGGAAAATCCAAGCATCATTTCTTGTCTGAAGATTCATTGTCGAAAGAAGCGCTTGAAAGAATGCAATCAAGACAGTTGGGAGAATATTCGGATTCCATATTTTCATTTGCGTTGCAGAACAAGTTGAGAATTGTAGGGATTCGGGAAGACGAACACTTCCACGTTCTCTGGTATGATCCGGAACATGAAATTTGCCCTTCCAAGAAGAAAAATACATAAAATGTTGATAATGCTTTTCATTGTAAAAAAGTGTTGAAAAGTGCTAAAATGTCATAAAAAACGGTACGAAGGTAACGAGCAGGTAACAAAATACCTGAAAAATGCCGTAAAATTAGGCTTTCCTGTTTCTATCGAGGAAGCTCACAAAGCTGGTAAATTCTAAGAAACCCTTATAAAATAAGTGTTTTAAGAAGTGTTCAAACGAGAAAAGAAAGCCGCAGGTTTTGTGCCTGCGGCTTTTTTAATGCATCCAATATCCCATCTGTCTGCGTGCCATTATTTCCATAAAAAAATATCAAAAGTAGATTGACTCTATAACGATTGTAAGGTTTAATATAAACCAGACAAGAACTTTACCAAGGGAAAGTATCAGAGAAACAAAGGAGTAGAAACATGGAAAGAGATCTTACATCGGGAAGTGTGTGGAAAAATATTGTGTATTTTTCACTTCCCTATCTGTTATCTTATTTTTTACAGACATTATACGGTATGGCGGATCTGTTTATTGTCGGGC